GTCTATAGGTGGCTCGACTGGATTGAAACCAAGCTCCCCTTCTCGGTTCACAGGGTAAAACGCGTAGGCGGTAATTTAGGCGAACTCGCTTTGAGTGTTGCCATTAAAGGACTAGACAGAGCGGGCCACTCGTTACCACCTTTCTGGCTAGCACCAAATGGAATGATGCCCTTGCAATGCTCGAAAGAGTTTAAGACCCGTGTTATTCAACGATTTATACGCGAGTCTCTCGGGTTGATTAGCGGGCAACGCGGTCCGAAAGAAGTTGCCGTTACTCAGTGGCTAGGTATATCGCGTGACGAGGCTCACCGGATGAAATTATGTGAACTGAAATATGTGCAAAATCGCTGGCCGCTTGTTGATGCTGGATTAACCCGAAGCGATTGTTTGCAATGGATGGAGCAAAACGGTTATCCAACCCCGCCTCGGAGCAGTTGTATCTTTTGCCCATACAGATCGCCCAAAGAATGGCTGCACTTGAAGAATAATCTACCGGCAGATTGGGATGCGGCGGTGAGATTTGATAAGGCAATTCGACCTGGTTATGGCGGGTTAGACGGTGCGGCGTATGTACATCCTCAACGAGTTCCGTTAGATGAGGTGGATTTCTCGCGGCAACAAAATCAACCCGATCTATTTGGTAACGAATGTGAGGGAATGTGCGGGGTATGAGGCAAATAGAACTCATCTGCGCAGAGTGCCCGTTACTTTTCTGCGATCCGGCCAACGCTCTTTGCCACCAAACGCCGGAGATGAAATTGCAGGTCACTTTACGACAAAAACGGCAGGTAAGTTACAGAGTGAAACACGCAGCCAAACATAAGGTAGCTAATAGGAAATGGAAGCGGAACCAGAGATTGAAAAAGGATATTTTGAGCATTTTATTGGGCCTGTAGGGGCAAGAACGAGAAGACATATGAATAAATCCAAACGCCCGCTACCCAACCGGGCAAAACAAGAGACGCCGTGTAAAGGCTGCGAGGGCAGAGATCGGATCAACCGGGCACTGGCGGAAGAGGTTGATAGGTTGAGGAAGGAGAAGGCGGTTCAAGAGGCGGCGTAGGAAGAATTTATGAGTACTCCATTATTTACAGCAACTTGGTATCCCTGGTATGTCGATGCCGTTCTTGAGTCTGAGCGCGTCGATGCGATGACTCTTGAAGAAGAAGGGGCTTATCGCCGTGCGATCGACAAGGCATGGAAGAAGGGGAGCTTGCCGGCCGATGCTGAGATCTGCGCTCGGGTCATCGGCAAGAATTGCCCTACTGAGGTTGCCCAAACAGTTCTCAATATGCTCGTTCCGTCGCCGACCCAACCAGGCCGAATGATCAGCGAGCGACTTGAGGAGATCCGAAAAGAGCAAGAGGCGAAATATAAGACGCGATCGAAAGGAGGTAGGGCGGCCGCTGAAAAACGGGCGAAGAATGCTCAAGAGAATTCAGCTGAACTTACGCCGGACTTACGCTCTACTGACGCTCAAGTTACGCCAAGCTCACGCACTACTGACGCTCCGCTCAGTGATGCTGCAGCTAAGAGAAGAGAAGAGAAGAGAGAAGAAGAGAAGGAAGAAAAGAAAGAGAGGAAAATCCCAAACAGCCCCCCGGGAATAGAAATCATACGGGAAATCGCTGGAAGGTATCCGCGGAAAAAGATCTGGGAAGCCCTGATAGCTGTGGTCGGTGAAAACCCTGACAGGATCAAGCTTCAACAGTGTTTCGTGGCTTGGAACCTGAAGGGATTCAATCCTGAAAACTTCTCTTGGGTGACCGATTGGTATGTGAACGGAGTACCGCCAAATGCTCGTGTGGCAACCGCGCCGGCGGAATATCGACACCCGCAAACCGGACTCCCCCTTGGGCAATATGGACGTTAACTGGAACATCACACCGGTCGAGTTCCTGTCGGACCTTGGCTGGGCGAACAAACGCCGCGGCAACTGGCTCACGATGACGCTATGCCCGTTCTGTCAGGGTGGCGATCACAAAGACAAGATGACTTTTATCGTTCATGTAATCGACGGCAACTATTCGTGCTCACGAGCAAAATGCGGCTCGCGCGGCTCATTCTGGGGATTGATGGTCGCAGTCGGAAAGGATCCGAAAGATTACTTGGGCGAGCGGATCGAGCGGTTTAAGCCGCGGAAGAAAGAACGCAAGAAGGGATATGTTTACGGGCGATGACAACCAACCATGTTCAGCAAGTAGCCGAGGTCGTAAAGACCTACGTGTCGCCGAAAACGGAGATAGGCCCGCTATCGCCCACAGCCGAGACGTACCTGACGGAAAAGAGAAAACTTTCCCTCAAAACGTTGGCGGCCTTCGAAGTCGGATGCACGAAAGACGGAAAGATCGCAATTCCGTTCTTCGACGAGAAAGGCATCCGGCAAATGGTGAAGTTCAGACACGCGGAGGGCGGAATGCTTAAGCTCTACGACAAGAGCCTCAAGACGTACTCAGAACCCAAAGGCAAGGGCGTTTTGCTTGGGTCCCATCTATGCCATCCAGCCGAGGGGCCGCTTGTTCTATGCTTCGGTGATTACGACGCGATGTCGATCTATGAGACAGGTATTCCGAACGCAACATCACTTCCGCTTGGCGATGGAGGCCATGATTTCATTAAGTTTCAATGGGATTTCCTCGAGCAATTTAACCAGATAATTATTTTCAACGACATCGATGAATACCCGGACGAAAAGGCGCGTCTCAGGGCCAGCGAAAAGCTCGCAAATCTAGTTCAAAGACTTGGGAAACATCGTTGCAAGATAGTTCAGTTCGCCGATCGCCACGGTGCCAAGGATGCGAACGCATTACTAATCTCTCACGGTTCTGACGTCTGTCGCGTAGCCGTCGAAAACGCTGAATGGTTTCCGGAAGAAGGCCTGGTGAAGCTCGCCGACTATGAAGACGTCGCTGTTGAGCACGGACAGCCGACTGGATACTCAGAGATCGACCGGAACACCGGCGGCTTCAGTAAGGGCCAGCTTGTTCTCATCGGTGGAGACAACGGAACCGGAAAGACGACCGTCGCACTGAATCTCATCGCCAAGGCGATCGACCTTCGAGTAGCGGTCATGTTCTGGTCCGGCGAACAACGTCCGGGCAAGATCCGCTATTGGTTCGAGCGCATAGCCGCGGGGCCGCAATATCTCAAGACTGTTACTGACCACTCGACCGGTTTCAATCGATATTTTCCTTATGACGAGAACAAGACTCGGATCAAGGAATGGTATCGGGATTATCTGTTCCAGTACACGAATTTCAGCCCGACGAAAGAGCAGTATTTCGAAGTTGCCGAGCTCGCAATTCGCAGATATGGCGTCGGGATCGTCGTCATCGACAACCTAATGGCCTTCACGGGTGGCGAAGGCGAAAGCTACTACCAGACCCAAGGCGACTTCGCTCAGAGCTGCAAGATGTTCGCGGAAACTTGGGGCGTCGTCGTGATCCTCATCGTCCACAACAAGAAGAAATTCCAGAAAGAAAAAGAGGTCGACAAGCTGCAGTTCTCGACGAAGGACGATATTGAGGGCTCGAAGAAGATCACGAATTGGGCGGATCTTATTTTCCAGATGGACCGTATTCCGGCCGCCCTTCGAACCGGCCAATGGGAAGGCATCGACGGGGCTATCGGCCTGTGCAAATGTCGGGAGAGCGGAATACTGGGGACAACGCCGATCAAAATCGACTTGCCGTCGAATCGCATCTCCCAGGCGAGCGATAACGGCCACCGGACGCTCTACGGCTGGGAAACCGTCTCACAGGAGTTATTTGCAAGATGAAGGTAATCCAGACCCACTATGAAGGCGTGTTCTTTCGCAGTCGCACTGAGGCTCGCTATGCAAAGTTCTTCGACTGCTTAAAGTTGCAGTGGGTCTATGAAGGCGAAGGCTACGATCTTGATGGGGACCGCTATCTCCCTGATTTTTGGATGCCGAGTTTGGAATGTTTCATTGAGATCAAAGGCAAATTTCCGAATAGACGCGAGGTCCGTGTGGCCAGAAAGCTCCAGTTCTTCACGGAAAGAGATGTGGTTATCTGCCACGGATTGCCAATGGAAAACGACGCTATCAAATTCGGTTGGGATCATGAGAACGGCGGGAGTTTTACTGAAACATTCTGCCAATGGGATATAGACGATGGGCTGGTGACGTTCAATGAATTTCCGAATGAATCGCCACGGCTAATTGAGGCTGCGAGATGTGCTAGGGCGGAAAGATTTGAATACGGACGGCCACAGAAACAGGTAGTGAATTATGACTCGCTGCCCTTTTGATCGCGGAAAATGTTTGAGAGTTGAGGGAGGAGAGGATGGACGAAACAATTTGCGAAAAATGTGGAAGCAATCAAGACGTTGGTTTATGGGGTCTTCCATCTTCTCATCCAAGCGGAGCCGATATTACTTATCACATCTGCCATTGGTGCAACGCTGACACCGAAGGTTTTCAAGAATGGCTCGAATCTGAAATTGAAAAGGCACTTGTCGAATCACCTGATTATGAACGTTTACCGAATGGTAACTGGCAACGAAAAAGAAGGGCTAACCCCCACTGAACACATGAACGAAGAACTAAATAAATACATCGCTACCGAGATCATGGGCCTTTGCTGGCACGAATGGGAAGTCGTTGATGCCCCTCATCCGTGCTTGAAGTGTGGGGAGACGCAATCGTGGAGAGAACGTTTTATCGAAGCGCGTCCTGATTACTGTTCCTCCCTTGACCTTGTGGCGGGCGTAGAAAAGGTTGTGATCGAAAAGGTGGGCAGTGAGTACGTTATGGCTCTTTGTGAGATTGGCCAATCAAACGTAACTAACGAACGTGACGGCGAAATGACTGATACGGACGTGCTATGCGCCCTCGCCACAGCAACCGCCTTACAGCGAGCAAGGGCGTGCGAAAAGGCTCACAAATTGGCGATGGAGGGGAAATAATGGGAATCGGTGGACAGCTAATAACTCGATGCAGTATTTGCGGAGGAACCGCAGGTAGCACGGCGGGACATTCTTCAAGAGAGTGTGTTACCAATCTCCGCTCTCGACTCGATGACGCAGAGGCGGTATTGAAATCCGTAAAGTGTCCGAGATGTGAGGGCAACGGCAATATCTATACCGGCCAATTTCCATCTCTGACTTCAAAGAGGGCTATGGATAAGATGAAAAGCTGTCCCGATTGCAAAGGCTCTGGTCTTCATCCTGACGCGGCTGAGTATTTTAGGAGGTGGAAATAGATGAGTGAAAGTCAGTCTTTGTGGATGCGAAGGAAAGAAAGGGAAATGAGACTGGGTCTGGAGCATGACGCGGGAGCAGGCAAATCGGATTATTCGAGATCGCTAACATTCACGTCAGACAAATTTATCGTTATCGCTTTCGGGCATGACCGTGACCATTGTGAGGATGTTCTGCAATGTGTTCTACGCGGCAAATTGGCAGATGCGAAAGGAGACAAGGAACATAACTTATACGAGGATGATTGCAAGGTTGAGAAGCAATGTGAACAGGCTTCTTGCCAACATGGGGGTTGTTTATGCGGCCATGCTGAATGCGGCCACGCGAATGAAAATGTGCTGCCGAATTGCTCTGATTGTGATTGCAGTGGATTTGAGGAGGTGTTTTGAGAGGTGGAAATAGATGACGAGACAAACCTTATCTGGAGTATTCATAAAATACGCCCTCACGATGGGAATTTTATTGCTGTTGGTATTCGTGGGATTGCTAATTTTGGAGGAGTGGAAATAGATGGCAGTCGAACCAATATATTTACAGCACGAGGTTCGCAGTGGGTATACGGGATGCTTCAAGTGCCACAAAAGCTATTACCCATATTATCGCGGCAGTGACAACAAATTCTATTGCGAAGACTGCGCAAACGAGCTGGTGAAAAGTAATACGGCGCGATTCGGCAGACATCCTATCCAGGAATATTGCCCGCGATGTAAAGGTACCGGGAGAAAGTGATGAACGGATTACAAATGGGCGAGCCATTGATTGAGTTCATAACTCGGATGATCTTGTCTACAACTATCAAGGCATGCCGGACACGGATTATATAGAGCACAAAGACGGTTCTATAGCGTGGCACGTTTCCGATGACGGCCCGATTCAACGAATGAGCGAATTGTATCGATTATTAAAACTCGAAAAGGAGAAATAAAAAATGGGACCGGATTGTACATGTGGACATCAGGGTGCTCGACACAAAGGCAAGCCACTGCTTAGAAATCATGCGAACAAAGACTTTCATTCTAAAGGAGGGTTAAATGAGCGATAGGGCATACAGAATCATTGATGAGTTGGCAAACGAATATGGTCACAGACTCGATCTCAGCCTTTGGCCTGAAGACGTGCTTTGCGATGGCGAAACATGCAGACACTCGGAATGTGAATGTTGGGACAGTTTCCATCTTAAAGCTGAACGCCTGATAAAAGAACAAATGGAGCAAGAGGACATTCCATTCTCCAATGAGCAAATCAACTTTGGGCCGTCCGATATCATGGCAGAGGAATCAGAATGAGAGAACACCCCACACAACCCATGCGCGCAACGATCAAGCAACTACCAGATGACACTCATATAGCAATTGGGGAGTTGAAATATATGAGCATGGGCAATTTTGATTTTGTGAGAGAACAGATCCTCGATCTTGCCGACCTCAAGTCCCTATGCTCTCGACTCGATGAATTGTAAACACTGCCAACAATCCGCGTATGTTGCGGGTCACTATCTACGCCGAGCGGAGGCTGCCGAGTGATGGTCGAATATTTTGGCTGGCCTGACGAAGAATGCGACCGTTGCGGCAGCTCAGGAGAAATTCTGGTATGCCCTGATGACATCTGCCAAGGGCAAAGTTGGTGTATGCACGGTGATGGTGAAATCGATTGTCCGAAATGTTTACCAGAGGAGTTAGATCAATGAACATCGACGTTAATGAAATTCAGTCTGTTCGGACGGTAAGTGAACAAAACCAGTTCACGAAATTGCGGATATTTTTCACGATTGACGAACGTAGTGCGGAGCGGGCTTTCTGCCAACTTTGGGAACTTTTCGATATTGAAAAATGGGTCAAAAAAGAAGGTTACGAGTTAGTGAAAAAGGAGAAACAGCAATGAGCGGATATTGGACAAACCCTAGTATTTATTTTGTCGTGGAAGAGTTGCGAGCGGAACAGGCAAAGGCTGACCAAGAAGTGTTCCGAAACGACATGATGAATCACATTCTTTTTGAGCGTTCGCGTTGCCAAGATTCAGACGTTTTACGATGTATTTATTGCATGACTTATGCTCAAGAATTGGCCGACCAGAAAGAGGCTTACGAACGCGATCAACGAGTAGCAATGAATACAAGACTATGACGGATTTCGAAATCAAACATCGGTGCGAAAAGCATTATTCATGGTACTGCGACTGTTCACGAATCCAACCGCGACAACAGCCGAAATACGGAACGGCAGAGGTCATTGTAAACGGCCATCGGGCTTGGATTTATACGCCACCAGAGGAGCCAACACAGGAGGAAAAATGGATAACGGAGGTCTTAAACACCGCGAGGATTACACAGAGGAAGACAACCAAGCAGCTTTAGATTGGCTGGTACGCGAACAGTTTGATGACGAGATTACCAAGTTTATGTGCGAATCGTCCGCATACAAACGTCTTCCCACAACCACTCCATGTACGGAAGGCGATATCGAATCATTGTGTTTCGCTTTCTGTGAATGGCTGGTCGTTTCAGGAAAAGTTAAACAGATACGGAAGTCTAAAACAGACACGGAAAAACGGACAGAGGAGCCAAAGAAATGACCACGACGAAGGACGAAATACAAAAAATATTAGAGGAACGGGCAAGGCTAGACCCAACCGCGCCGGATGCTATTGTGATGAGCGATGAAATGGCGAAGAATTTGACGCCCGACAATGATGAAGACCTGTCCATGTTTGAACAATTCAAGCAAACGTTCGGCTATCAAATGGGCAAAGCAGAATTGGTCGCAGAAAACGCCCGTCTCACAGCCGAGAGAGACCGCTACAAAGCGGCGCTGGAACATGTGAGACAAGCTGCTCGTGACGGGGAAATGCAAATTTCCAAAGATATGCGTGATCTGGAGTTTCACATGCTCCTAAAAAACAATGTACATCACCACCCAAATCTTAGAAAAACGGTCGAGAATGTGTTCATGCAAATCTTAGAACGATGTGAGCTTTGCCTTCACTACAAAGGCGACCACTTTGAAATAGACGGCACGCCTAAGTGGTGCTGTGACGGATGCGACGGTTTTCAAGCGCTAGAAGGAGGGAGCAAAGATGAGATTTCTTAAACGCTTATTTTGTCAGCACGTTTATCTCTGGGAAAGGAATATCCATGGTGATGAAATCATGCAAGCAAACTGGAATCGTAGTTGGTGGAAATGTAAATTTTGCGATAAACGAAAGTTTTGTGAGTTTCTACATCTAGAAAAATTCGACCCAACACTAACTATCGAGACTTTTAGGAGAAGATGTGAAAATAACTAAACTCAAACAGCAGTTAGAAAAAATGTGGCTCGGTGATACGGTTCAACACATTCATTCAAGTGTTAACGGAGGCATGTCACAGTATCACATTGATCGCCTCCCCGTTGTCCATTTACAAGCCCTCTGTGCATCCCACACCGCCCTTGAAGCCCAGGTTGCGGAGATGAAAAAGCTAATAACCGAACTCGATCACGGACACTATGGCGAAGCGGTTCAAGAACGCATTGAGGCTTTCAAGGCGGTCAAAATGGAGAACAAAGATGCCCGATAACCTCAAGCCGGAACAGACATTTTACGGCGGCGATAGTGAGCTAACCGAAGAACAGCGAGCACCCTGCTATGCCGCATGGACATTTCATCGTGACAGCAACGAGGCCCAAGGCGACTCTGCTGACATATGTGATTTCCGCGCAGGGTTTATGTATGGCTGGCTTGCCCGCGTCCCCGACACAGAGCTGATCGAGGCTTTAGAAAGCGCAAGGCCATTCCTGCAGCAAAGCACAGTACCTTTCACGGTTTTTCATAAGTTTGAGCTGGCTATTGAGAAAGCCAAGTCCAAAGGAGAGAGATGACCTAACCCTTTACAAATACACTTTCGAGATTCCCGGCGACACAGAGGTAGTATCAAGCTGTCGTCCCAAGCAAACTGCACCGCACACGGAGAAAGCGGCGTTTACCCCACTAGTTATTTACTGTAATTGCACATGGGCCGGAGGCTGTGACGACTGGCTCCCCTGCGGACAGCCTTGCAGTGGATGTCGATTAGCTATTAACTGCGGTATTTTTGATTGGCAGGCATGCACCGGTTTTTGCGGCACATGTTGTAACGGGAGTTGCTGAGAACCTGCCTTCGTAAAAGTCTAAACCCCTATATCTAGCCCATATCAGACCGTCTCCCACAATTCCTGATTGTAATAAAAAATAAATTGTTCTAAGCTCTCCGTGTCGAACGTGCAGTTTTGGCGCAGATGTGTTATGAGCATGATCCTCAAAAAAGGTGATAAAGGTGCGGACGTAAAAACGTGGCAGGCATTTTTAGTCGCCCAAGGCTATCACATTGCGGCCGACGGCGATTTCGGGCCCGCTACGGAGGCATCGACCAAGGGGTTTCAGACCATTCACGCTCTCAGGCCCGACGGCATAGTCGGAGATAATACGATCGCCGCGGCCAAACTCGTAGGGTTCGCGGGCTTCCCCTCAACTGAAGAGCCAAATAGTGCAACGCCTACTGATTCTGATCCTCACGGACTTCTCGCCCACGTTCACCCCAAACTCGCGACGGCAGTAAAAAAAATTGTTCAATTAGCCGCAGGTCAGAACTTCATTCTTCAGGTTACACAGGGGCTTCGAACCTATGCCGAGCAGGATGCTCTCTACAATCAAGGCCGTACTCGGAAAGGCCCCAAGGTTACTGACGCTCGAGGGGGCCAATCCTGGCACAACTTTGGCCTCGCGGTCGACATCGCATTCATCACTCACGGCGAGATCGACTGGACAGACGCCCTTTATAGCCACATTGGAACATGGGCCGCGCAGGCAAGCATTCACTGGGCAGGGCTATGGAATCATCCAGATCTCCCGCATGTCCAATTACCAGTAGCTAAAAGTCCCGACGACAACATTCGAGCGATTTACAAGCGAGCCGGCCTTCAAGGCGTCTGGCAACTATTTTGATCTTTGGAAATTAAGGAAATCTTTGGTCCTGACGGCATAGCAACATGCAACGAGGTCTTGCCTGATCGAGCAATCCGTCCCGGCGAAACGAAGCCGCCCATTTCGTTCGGAGCCAATTTTCCCCTAAATCAGAGATTTCCTTGGTGCTTTGAAAAACGATGCGAACTAGCCCACGAATGAGATTCACGGCATACACGCTGGTCTTTGCGGCCATTGGATTTGTCGTCTTGTTAGTTGGGACAAGAGTATTTCGAGCGATCGAGGGAGTCTTGACGGAAGGGCAGCCACACCGCCCGAGCGAGTACGAAACGAGGAGATAAAAGCCCACGATGTTCTTTGAAGATCCGGTAGTAGTCAAAACGTCCATATCCGCCACGGCAGCGGCCTATAACGCCCTTGCGACCGCCATGACGTGCTTTTTAGTGATGCTTGCGACCGCCTGGCAGAGCTCGCGCACCCGACCGGATGACTTCTCATTTTTCGCATGGCTCAAAGCAAATACCAGTCGTTTTATGGTCGGGCTTGTGTTCCTGGTGCTTTTCTCGGGATTGACCTACATAGTCTCTGACGTTTCGAAGCTGCTCTTAATGCTCGGATTCAACATGGACGCCAACGTACCGGTCAGCTTCGGCCTGGCACTGGCGATCTTCTTACTCGGGTCCACAAAGAAAGACGTGCCGCCGACCGACAGCGGCCAGTCAGGCTAGGAGGAACTTATGGAGTTATCAGCATGGTATTGGTTGTTTTTAGTGTTGTTCATCATCGGCTACGGCTACGGTAATTTGGGCGATGGGCCTAACTATCGATATGGGCGACTTGGGGGAGGGTTATTCCTTTGTATTTTGCTGGTCTTGATCGGTTTCAAGATGGCAGGAAGCCCGATCAAATAGGAGATCTATGAAATTTCTAACCAGTGTTTTATTGACGTTCGCCATTGTGTTCGGCTCGTTATCGTTTAGCTGCACGTCGGACAAGGCCTTGAAGACCATCCGCGAGGCTGATAATAAGCTCGCACAGCTTTTGATCTACGTTCGGAACATCGCTAAGGCGAATAACGACGCATTTGCAAAGGGCGATATCCCTTCTGCGGTTCACAAACCACTCAACGATGGTGCTGCTGCGGCTCTCAAGGGACTTCAGGCCGTTGCGAAGGCCATCGCAGACGCCAAGGCAGCGGTAAAGGGCGGAGCGTCCGCGAGCGGACAGCTAGATATCATTAAAACGATATTCTCGACGTCCGCGGAGAAGGCAGTCCTCGACCTCATCGCCTTGGCTACCGCCGTTCCCGCCGGCCTCGCATCCCAGATAACCGGCTACACATCGCTTTTACAGACCGGGATTGCCGTCTTCAAGGCGTTCTTTGCCGAATTTGAACAGGAGGTAAATAACAATGCCACTGCCTAATGTGCTTGGATACGTCGATTTTGTTCGTCTGATCGCTCAGGCCATCGCGGACGGCCGCACTGAGGCTAAAACCGTGGCCGAGATGACGGACGACCAGGTTGAGGCCTTTATCCAGAAATTGCTTGACGAAACACAAGCTGAAGTTGATCGCGGCAATCAACTTGAGAAAGGCCACGAGTAAGGAGGGTTTAGCAATGGGCTATACCGCTGAACAACTATTTTTTCAATGGCTTTTGAGGATCTACGTTTGGCTACTTTGCAAAGCGTATGGATTGGACAGATTAAAAACAGGAGAAATTAAAATGAATTACATCGTAAAAGACGATAACCCGGATGTTTTACTGACCGTCGAACTTGGGGATGTTCTCGACGGCGAGGGCAAGGTCATTCCAAATGCTGCCATCAACGTCGAGGCAGGTTCGACAGATGAAAATGTCGTATCTGCGACCCCCATCACGGATGACGCGACCAAGCGTTCCTGGAATATTCACTTTGGAGCGCCCGGACAAGCCAGCGTCAACGTTCAGGCGTCATCAGTAGCCGATGGATTGCTTTTATCGACGGGCAGCGACGGCTTTACGGTCACAACCGGCGATCCTAAATCAATCTCAAGCATCAAGACGACCTTCGCAGGTCTTACGCCTGTGGACGAGACGCCGGCGCCAGTCGAAGAACCGCCCGTTGAGACACCTCCGATCGAGACCGTGACGACACCGGCCGACGAGCCTGTCGTTTAACAAGTTTCGGCGAACCGACTTGGACTTTTACGGGTTGAATTTACACGCGTGAAGAACCGAGCAAAGAGTTCCTTCAAATGAGTTGGTTCGCCGGATTAGTTTGACGGCTGGAAAGGAAAATAAACGTTTAACCGCCTTATTTCCTGCTTGCAGCCCCAGCCGTCAATTTCCCCTATCTTTTTCTGGAATGAGACTTGCCCACCCGATGCGTAGCGGATCGACGCAGGAGGTGAACCGAAGTGAGAAACATGAATGCTATTGCAGCTCAGGCAAAAGAAGCCCGGATACTTCTCGAGCATCCGAAAAAACCACCAACCGCCACCATCGATTACGGGGAAATCAAATGGTACAAGCGGTTTCTTTACGATTTGGGGGTTCTAGTAATGGCTGATTCCAAACCCGCTCCACCGGAATTTCGAGTCACATACGCAACAGTGTCGGTTATTTTAGCTATCGTGACCTCAATGGCCGCCCTCTGGTGGTTTACCGCCCAGGCTTATGACAAGGCCGGCTTTGAACGCGGCCGCAACGAAGCGATACAGGAACAGTCCAAGGCCGAACGCGAACGCCTTCAAAAACAGATCGATGATATGAAAGGCGAACTGCAGAAAAAGAAAGAACTTGAGCTATTGAATTCCCAGAAGTAAAAGGAGCTAAACCATGAGTGGTCCAGGAAGACGTAAAAAAGTCATTATCATTGTCATTATTCTCGGCCGTCTGGCTCTGAATAACGATTCGTATAGCTCATCTCTCAATTTGAGTGCGACCCTGTTGCCGACCGTGGATGATCTCGAAGGCCAGAGCTATGCCGCGGACATCGGGAACGCGATCGATACATTCGCCGCTATCGTCGGCGATGATCCGGACAATCCCGATTCATTCACGCAGACCGAGCTTGAAGCGTATTTATCGGGCATTTCATTGTACGTAAGTATTTAGGAGACAAGATCACCGACGCCGTTCAAATAGCGTTAATCGTAGCGATCGGTCCCACGATCTTAGGGGCCGGCTCTCTTATTCGCGGGTTCATGGCTGACAGGCGGCGTAGTAAGGCCGAAGCGGCGGCGGCTCTCAAGGTCGACGAAGTGAAAACGGCTCTCGAACACTCAGAGACGAAGACGGATGCGACGCTCGGTAAAATTCACACTCTCGTCAATCATGATCGGGGCGTCACATTGAAAGCACTGGCGGCGGCGTTACGCATTATCGCGACTGACCGGCCGACCAGGAAGAACAAGATAGCCGCAGCGGCGGCAGAGGCCGCAAGCCGAGAACACGAAGGGCAACAAGCGGTCGTGGACGAAGCGAATGGAAAGGCATGAAAGAAGAAGGGAAAAAGACCGGTCGTAAATGTTCCGTGTGTTCTCACGAAGAAGTGATTCAAATTGACACAGAGATCAATAAAGGTGTGTCGTTTCGTGGACTTTCGTTGAAATACGGAATGAGCGACATGTCTGTTGCCCGCCACGCCCAAAACTGTCTCGCTTTAGAAATCAGCACCTTGATCAAAGAAAAGAAGGTTGGCCGGGCTATCAACGTCTATGACGAGTTCTGCGAACAATTAGCATTCGCCAAAAAGCTTCGAATTGCAGCGGAGGACTATTTAGCTAACGGTGAAGACCCCGGCAAGATCGACCTCATTCCCCGGGCCCACGAGATCGAGGTCACATATTACGACAACACCGAATTGAACGAGTTCGGAAAGCCCCGCAAGAAAACCAACACCCTCGCATTTCTACTCGATGAAGTGGAATCCCAAAGCGACATGGAATCCACGCGCGTCACGGTCAAGCACATCGATATTCGTAAATTTGCCCTTGATGCGATCAGCGTTGCAGACCTTTGTATCGATCGCTTTGCCAAACTCGGCGGTGACTACACGAAAGAAAAACAGAATGCCTCTGATATCGCAGACATTGCCGAGGAGATCGTTAATCGCCTGACCGCTACCGGCTGGACCGAAGACGAAGCCCGCACAATGGTCACGCAGAAATATCCCGACATTTCGAATGCTGTCAATTAGCCCTGAGAAAGAGGTCGAATTTCATGCGGTTGCCGTGGAAGTCGAACGGCAGCGAGGTTATATTCGCCGTACCTCTCATTGGCTTGACCAGGAACCGAACAGAAAGCTTCGGGACGCCCTCATATTCGCCAGTAAATGCGAGCAATACATCGAGCCTGAGAAAGCACGGATCCAGGCTCTCCTTGATGACGCCAAGACCGCGGAGGAAATAGAGGCCCGGGAATTCCAGCTTTGGTATCTCGAAAACTACCTCACGCGTGCAGCCAGGATTGCTCAGGAGCGTCTTGACCACTTCCGGGCGATACGTACAGCCAAGGACATCGCGAAAGAGCAGGAGCGGTGTGCTAACGACAAGCCACACTGGTTCAAATACTACGCATGGGGCTATGATCCGCGTGCGAGAACGCCTTTAGCGATAGTTCCCTTTGAGCTTTACCCGCGGCAAGAGGCCTTGGTTGCCGAGCTCGAGGACGTTGTATTCAATCGGAAGACGTCGCTGACCATCGAGAAAGCCCGAGACGAGGGAGCGACTGAGCTTATCGTCCGTTGGGGCGTGCATTGCTGGATATATAAAGCCGGATTCTCAATGTTACTTTCCTCGCGTACCGAGGATGAGGTCGACACCAAAAAGAAACAAGGCACATTGTTCGAACGTGCTCGCTTTCAGCTTCGCCTCTTGCCCGACTGGATGCGGCCGGAACGATTTGATATCGACAAAGACCTGTTGCCTGACAAGCTCATTGCGAGTCCGAATGGAAACGCCTTGGTAGGCCAAGCCCCGACCGAGAACATGGGTCGCGGCGATCGCGTGACCTGTGCGGTATTTGACGAGTTCGCCTTTTGGCGATTCGCCGGCTATCCGCAATTCAGGTCGATGTCGCAAACAACTGATTCGATCATCATGCCATCATCGGTCGCGGGTAAATACAATCAATTCGCTGACCTCACGCATGACCATATAACACCGAAGTTCGAAATGGACTGGCGGGACAATCCGTTCAAGGATGAGCGTTGGTATAGATCACTGCCCTTTGGTTTCATCGGGCCAAAGATGTCGCGAACGACGGTGGCTCAGGAAGTTGACCGAAATTACACGGCCGCCCAGCCTGGCAAGGTCTGGACTTACGACGAAGCCCTGACGTTCATTACGTGGTCCGAGTTCATGCGTCCATTCAAAGGCACGCGGTTCGAGGAGAATTTCTACGATAAGGACGGAAAGCCGATCATCCCGCACGATTGGAGATTCACCCGGACGCACGACTACGGCCAAAGCGACGGCCATGAATGGGGATATTTGTTGGGAGCCCAACCCCGCGAGGCATATCCGCTAAACGACACGCATTTTATCTTCATCGCCCGATATCTCGAGCCTTTGGGATTGACGACTGAGCAGGCAGTAAGGCTCTGGCGCCAATGGGAAACAGGTTTGGGCCTGCGCGACGTGAAAACCGGCGAATGGCTTGCCAATCAGTCAACGAACTGGCACTCACACGAACAACTGGATCTCCGAAAGGTTTTGCTGGTTCAATACGGTGAATCCTGGCATCCGTGGGATACCGATTACCAGACCGGTATTGCCACGATCGAGGATTGGTGGACGCCTGTTGATGTCGAGGAGGAGAACCCATTCAGACCGCAGCTAAAAGGCCGGAATCGATTGGTGTTCGTCGCTCCGGACGGTGAATACTCCCTCGCCTATAACGAACGCCTGAAACAGCATTTCGTGACGGTCAGCCAGACCGAAGCGGGCTTTAATATGGGCCGCAAAGAGATCGATGCCTACCACTACCCGATGCAGGAATTGGGTAAATCGGTCCAAGCGATGCGGCCGAAGAAAGAGTTTGACAATATTGTCGATCCGATCAGGGGCTACGCCGTTAATTGGAACCGAAACCCGTTGCCCTTGAATCGTGACGAGAAGATCGAGTACGCGATGCCGCCGGGACTTAAGTTGGAGGCCATTCTGAGCATTCAGCATCAGGACACGAGGGACGCCGCCTATGCGAAGCGGCTAATGGAAAGAACCAAGATCGAGCGGCAATTAGACACGCCGGTACGCCACTCGGTGCCGGGAATCATGAGGAGAAGATGAGCAAATTTGTTATTCAGAAAAAGACACTGCATGAAGCCTGTAAGGGTCTTGGTTACGTGGAGTTTTATCCAGAAGATGACCCAGAGGCGAAGGTGAAGATCGACTGCGGATGCAACAACGGGTATTTGTACGAGGAAGTTGATCTATCTGAGGCTTTGAAGGAGATTGATACACCTAATCTCAAGCCAAACTTTAACCCTCTATCCCACACCGACGAGACATTCGAAAGCCAACTCGAGCGAAACTTGCGCGACATAAAAGACAACTATGACGGCGACTTTCAGGCGTGGGCGCAGAATGCCGAAAAGAGCATCGACAATTCCAAAATCGAAATAGCCAGATGCGAGCGGTCAACGTTGTTTCTCAAACTCCGCGCCGAAGCCGAAGGCCTCCATCTCATTTCACCCAAAGCCACGGATCACGATGCCTATATCTTCCTCCGCGATATTCTCAACGCTCACGCTCAGGATAAGAGCTTTGAGAATCGGTATCAGCACACGCCCTACGAGGAGCCGAGTAACCAAGTATGACGGAATTGATCCGAATTACAGATGATGACGAGCCGACGTCGTTGCCGCCTTTAACGCCGGAAACGGCTCTGGCTTGGCGAATTACGCTCCACACTCGTCTCAACCGCCTTTACTACAAAACGCCTACGATCCTTGCTGATACCGCAAAGGTGCAAACGGAGATCGGGAATATCAAGGCTCAATTGTCATCCCCACCGCAGCGAGAACAGCCGTGCATCAACGTCATGCAGCCGCCAAAGATGCCGGAGGTTCCGTGCATGATGCCCGCTGAGAATAAGCTGGCGGTCGCATCGAGACTGAAGAACTGCGGTAAGCCTGCAAGCGTCCCGGCTATCGTTCCCACGGTCGATCACATGCAGAGGTCGGCAGTCGATGCTCTTGTTTGTCCGGAGTGTTTTGGGCGGCTCGCAATCGGCAAACAATGTCTCAGTTTCATGCAGAATCCGAAGCCCATGAGTTCGCTCGAAATAAAACAGTTGTTAGATGCGGGCGGCTTTGACACAACGGAAAAGGATTTCATGTCGAAGCATGAAGGCGAAGAGTTTTACTTTATCGGTGGGCGGTTGAGTTGCAAAAAGGCTGAAGAGGGACCAGCGGTCGTGGTAGAATCCCAATCCGGAGGAATACCCTAATGAAAACCCTAATCTCTTTGCTCTTAACACTCACATTTGCTGCACACCTGACCGCTAATCGTCCGATCATGGCGAATTGGACCGGGAAGCAGAAACAGGTGCAGACCGTTTCAGGAAAATACGCCTGGAATTGCGAATACAGATTCGTCGACTTCCAAGGCAAGACTCAATACTTTTGGAAGATATTCGAGGGGTCGTGTAAATCGACCGTCGATGTCCAGTGATTTAGATGGAAACATTCGCCTTTGTGGCACTTAGCTTTGTCCTGTTTGCCGCCCTTGGCGTGGGCGGCTATTTCTATGCCCGAAAAGAGCTTCAACAGACCTTAAAAACCCATCTTAAAAAGGTTTCAACGCGGGAGAATCGCCGCCGGGAAGAGGCTAAACAGCTTCGGGCTGATTTCGGCGTGCTCGCGGAGAATCTGAAGCGGATCGCGACCGACAAGAAGGTCGATAATCTCATGACTCCGTTCGGCGAGGCTCCGTGGAAAAGGTCGATGGAAGAGAGAGCGGCCAAAGAGGCGAAGGAAGTCGTGGCCGTTGATAACAAATTAGTGGAGGTGCGTAAATAATGGCCACAAATAAAACATATCGTGGAATGAGTTTTTGCAAGATACCAAAGTGGTTTCGTCGAAAGTTAAACCGAGGAGTAAAGCGTGCCAGATATACCGGAGGCTCGGCCACGAAGGCCATGAGAGCATATGGGACGGCAGTCAAATCTCCGCACGGGAGCGGCAAACGACACATCTTTCTAGCAACATTACGGAGAGCATAAATCCATGTCCACAGCAATCACGCCAGTTCAGCGTTATGACCGCCAGGCAGGGCCGCTCGCGGGGCTTACCTTCGAGAGCTATCTTTACAATTGGTCGATGTACATCAGGGCCGAGATGGAATATAGCCGGCCGCTCGCCCAAGCCGCGACTACGCTGCACATTCGCTCTCGAGGGATAACGATCGATGACATGGTTGGATATTACGGGACTACGCCTCAGACTGCCGGCAGATGGCTTAACTACGATGCGAACCTTGATGGCAGTGCTCATCCTATCAACATCGTCGGCCCAGCCTTTGCGACCAATAAGAACGCATGTTTGCAGTCGAATTCTCAAACATCGGTTACAAGTGCAAACGCCTCTGCCCAGCATAAGCAGATCGCGATGCGATGGCAGAAAGTGTGCGATTACTTCGAACGTGTGAACTGGAACGAGCCTGACCGGGCGTTCATCTTCGACGACATTCAGAAAGGCGGAACGGAGTTGATCGATACGGTTCTGATCGAGATGGACAAGCAGGCGGTTCCTACCTTGGAGGACGATAATCGCGGAGTGGCGAGCTACAAATGCGAGTCGTGCGGCTCGAATGGTATCGCACCGGTTGATAACGTCGAACAGGAAGGCGAGGGTGAGATCCCCTGTCCGCAATGCCAGGCTCCGGCGATCGGACGAATTCAGTCTTTGAAGGGCAAAGCGTTGGGCGAATCAGATGTCCCGACCTATGACATCCGCAAAGAGATCATCAGCTTTTTCAACTTCACGATCGACCTGTACGGGGCGAAGGTGGGCGGACTCAATACGGCCGGCTGGCTGCAGATCCAGAGATTGCGTGACCTGATTTACATGCAGACGCATTATCCGGATCGGCCGTTCACAGGACCTTCGGTCTGGTCGTACACGTCTCGTTGCGATTACGCTTTAAGCCGAGGTCGATGGGATTATCTGAACTATCAGCCGAGGGAATCAGCCTGGGGATACGGCCATGAAAGATATGAGGAAAAGGCCATATATCTCCACGAAGATTCGTATAAAAGTTTTCGTGCGAATGCTGACTATGAGTTCGTAAACAAGGACGGGCAGCGGACATTTAAGATCAAGAAAGGCCAGACCATCGGGGAAGCTCAGGAAGCCCTTTACGGTGAGAATTGCCGTGGGTTTAAGTTCGTCTGGTCTGAGGACATGCTGCTCGATATCCCGAGTCCCGAGGTTGAGGAACTGAACTTCAGAGAACGCTTCTCAGACGTCCACTGGTCGCGCGAGTCAGGGGCGTATCTTTCAAGCCCGAACTACTCGATAGTCTACATTCAGGACGACATAACTCTGCTCAACACATTGAACCACAACATCATCGCCCGGAATGCCGTAAATCCGGTCTTTTATGATTCAACGGTGTTTGAGCAGACCGACTTTTCGAAAGAGTTTATTCCGACGAAGAATGCGGCGTTGCTGGCTGATGGCGGGGTTAAAAACTACGTCACATCCTTACCGATCCCAACGCCATCGCCTTACCTGTCCCAGCAAATGCAGTGGCTCTGGGGTATTAAAGACTCGGTTTCACAGGTGACGCCGGCGATGAGAGGCGAGCAGGACCGCGGGGCTCCTTATGCTGCCCAGAGACAGCAGCTTGAGCAGTCGTACGGCAATCTGACCTCAGTTCTGAAGTCCTTTGCACAATGCAAAACCCAGACTTTCAGGAACCAGGCACGTCTTGCGAAAAAGAAATGGACGTTAGAACAATTCCAACGAGTAGGCTCGATGTGGGGCGAGATATGGACCGAGGAAGATGTTGAGGAAATGTGCCAGATCGACTTTGACCGTGATCTGGTCATCACTTACGAACAGGGTTCCGAGATGCCGTCGACACCGATGGCGAAGGAGATGAAATTCTTCGGAGCATTGCAGCAGTTGATGCCGTTCGTTCAGGCGAATCCGCAGATCATCGGGACCGACAAGTTCACGCAGATACTTCAGAAGATCGATGAATTCGGAGAGATCGACTTCGACCTGACCGGATTAGAGGTTGACGAACTGATCGCCCAGAAACGATACAACGATCTCGCAACCGCGTGTCTGCCGTATCAGGGTATGAGCTTTGATGAGGTCGATGCTGCGAAGCAACAGGTCGTCTCTCAGCAACCGCCAGACCCGCAGGCGATGGAACAGGCTATTCAGACCGCTCAAGCGGCTCCTGATGACCCGCAGGCTCAAGCACAGGCCAAACAAATGGCGACACCGACGCCGATAACGGCAATGGATCTCCTGACCGAGAAGATATTCCATGAATCGGGCATCAGGTTCAGCCAGTACGAGGACCTGTCCCAGCAGAAAGGATTCTTCGTCGAGATGCTTCGCGGTGAGATCGGTAAGACGAAACCGAACTATGTGTTGATCGAAATGATGACGACCATGCTCGGACTGCTTGATCAGGCGATTGAGGGCCAGCAGGAGAAAGAGATCATGTCGAGCCCGCAGGCTAAGGCAGCCGCGGCCGCTGATGCTGCCACAAAGGACGATCGCGATAAGCAAATGGCTCTTGAGGCCGCAAAGATCAACTCCGAGGTCGATAAGAATCAGGCTGACGTCGCGCTCAAGACCAAGGAGCTTGAGATAAAGGCTCATCAGGGCGACCGGGATGCGTTGCTTGAGGCGGTGAAGGATGATCCGGCACCTGAACAGCATCACGTCAGCGAGTCAATGACCTACAAAGACGCTCCGCCCAGCATACGCCGGCAAATGGAGGAACAGGCTGGCATGACGCCTGCCACTCAGGAAGAATCGAAGGTCGAGCTCGATGCGAAGAAGCAGGAAGCGAAGCCGAAACCCGCTCCGGTAGCGAAACCAAGGGAGAAGAAATGAGAGAAGACATCCAGAAATTCCTAGACTTTCTACACACCAAGGCCGTTAAAAAATGGTCCGAGACGATGAATCAATCCGTCGGACTCAAAATCGTCTCAGTCAGCGGCTTCCACGTTAGGGCCGTCATCGCAAATGACCAAATTGAGCGATTCTGGGAGTTGCTGACAAGTCAATTACCCAAGGACGCCACTCTCTATGACTTGCACGATGGAGAGGTTTTGTTGCAGGGAATTTCTAACGGCACCTATTGCGATATGCACTCAATGATCTTCGCAAGTCAGGAGTGGCCGGTCGTGGGTAACGCAGAACCGATTCCATCATTCGAGGCTGTATTTAACCGCGAAGACTTCACGCCTGTCTTGGAACTCCACTTCGCCAATGCCTGAAGAAGAACTAACGCCAGAATGCCAGCGACTGATTCTGATGGCGGAATCGGTGCTACATTTCCTCGTCAAAACCAACCTGACGCGGGAGCAGGCGATCGACATCAAACGCCGGTTCCAACTTCCTTTGGGCGTGCTCAACAAGCGGTTTGATCTACAGCCAAACGGTAATGGCCGGCGAATAGAGAAAAGATGAAATTCCTGACATGCGGCATAACCGGTGAGTGCGAGAATTGCAAATTTGAAGCGTTGCTCTACGTCAAATCAATGATACGACCGTTGGATGTTAGCTCGATCGTAGAACCTGAAGATCCGCTGATACTTCCGACCATGAAAGTCTGCCCGACATGCTTCGAAACGCCGGCGGGATGTGTGAGCGAGAATCTTCGGCATGAACGGCTCGATGAGAAGGAGTATCTGGTAAAATAAAGCTATGGACGATCAACAAAAATTTGATGCGTGTCTCAGCGCAATCGGTGAGTTGCATGATCCTGAGAACATCACTTATTTCGTGAAAGACGAGGTACGTAGAAAGCCGACGTCGCGGTTTCGCCGGTTCTGGAACGCTTATCGATACTATCGCTGGCATTACGGACTCTGGGCGTCTCTTCGAGCCGCGTGGAAATATCCCGATAGATGGATTTATGACGGGGATTCGCGAGTGGCTGGCGTTGGGAAGTGGCGACACGAGCCTTGGGTGGCGATAGGTTTCGGGTCGGAAGTCGAGGACCCTTATTGGTACTTCAATGATCAAACCCATCCATCGTCTGAAGGCATCGCATTGGCAATAAAGACTGACGAAGAAATGCGAAAAAGAAGGTAATGACGTCGGAGAATTTATGACTTTCCACCCCATGAGCGACATAGAAGACCGCCACAAGATAAAGTTCGGCGGGATCATTCCAAAAGACGTTGACGATCCGTTTCCAACTGTCGACGGCAAGCTCGACCTGAACGATTACATGCTTGTGCCGAGGGATCGGTACAAAAAGCTAATTGAACTGCTGAAAGAGGTGGCCGAATACTATCGAAACGGCAAAATGGGTAATGTTTGGTTAGAGATTGAAGCCGCTATCAAGGACGAGGAAGTATGAAATTTCACCCAAATAGCCCGGTCATGCAGGCTTACTATTCAACTGGATACGGCAATTACGAAAGAGATATGGCAGCTTTAAAAGCCTGCCGCCACGGTAACGACGACGAATGCCCTAAATCATGTGCTAACTGCCCGCACCGATGCTGCTGGCATGCTCGGACGGAGAAAGGGGCTTGCACCATCTCATCGTGTAACTGTACGAGGTGGGAGGAGAGGGAAGGATAATGTCATACCATATTCAAAACGACCTTCTAGCTAGTGAAGACCTCGCGATAACGCTTACTATGCAGGAATGGGTCGAGGTTGGGAATGTATTCGAAAAAGCTATCAAGGATGGCGGCCTGACGCCGGCCGCTTTTGCGGTGTTTCAGAAGATCTGTGCGGCCAACATGCAAGCCACAAGCCCCTTAAGCTTTGAGGAGTTCGTAAGAAAGCACGGCGACAAGATACTTGAATGCCAAAAGTGACAAAACCCGCGAAAATGTGAACACATTTGGGTTTGGGTGTTTTCCTAATTTGGTGGGAAAGCACCATTTTAATTCCCTCGAATTCGAGGGAATTAGCGTTTATATTTCTGCATCGCATACAGGGCTTTGTCGTATTCCGGCTCCCAACCCATTTTCGAGAGCATCTCTTCTCGCGAATTGACAAAGACCGGAGATTCTTTTCGCGCTGCTGCCGCATTCCACCCCTCGTAAAAACCTTCCTCGTAACACGTTTGCTTATCCCAAACCGGATCGTCGATCGGATTGTTTTTGGACAGCCAAACAAAGGAAGCCTGCCTACGGGCTACCATCATCGGTTTGTATGATTCAGGTATAGCGCCAGATGCTTTAGTTTGATGGAGTACTTGGAGAAGCCAGACAAATTCTTGCCAGCGAGTTTTGATTCTTTGAAGTATTTTCATAAATTTCCTCTCTTCCGGTTTTCGTTTTTGCTTCTACCGCCACGCGTGAGCGAAGCGAACGCTTTTCTTCTCTTGTCTTTTTGCGAGCGTAGCGAGTTTTTCTCTTCTCTTCTTTCTTTTATGTAGTAATCATATCTGTAGTAATCATATGTATTAATACCTTTGCGCTTTTTGCGTATACCTATTGACGTTTTTGCGTATACCCCTATTGCGCTTTTTGCGTATAGGGGGGGGGGCTATTCAACGAGCGTTGGCTGACGGAGTAAAATCTGGATTCTTCGATCTACAATTTGGTGCGTTTTGCTTCGACGGATTGTTGTTTTAACGTGTCCGGTGGCTTCTAGTTGCGCGATCCATCGGCTCACTGTCGATTTGGACACTCCGTATAGATTAGCGAAGTACTGATTCTTAGCCCAACAATACCCTTTCACACTGGTCAACGCCGTAATTTCGCCGTAAAGGAGCTTGGCACTCGGTGAGAGGTTTGGATCATATCGAACTGGCGAAGGGATGTTCGCATAGTAATTAGGGTTTTCTTCGCTCATGGTTTCAAAAGAAATGCTCTGTCTTCGGCAGTTGTGGTTACCGAAAACAGAGCAAATGATTGGCCGATTTAGTTGTCGAACTGATTAGGCCACAACAACCGAATCAGCCTCTTGGCGTCGTCTAACAGTTAAGACAATCCCATTCTACCGCAACCGCACATCCGACACAATAGCCCTCAGAACAATTTCCAATTGACAAATTTCACGGCTTAGTAATACACTTCGGAGTGTCAAGAGACGGGTTACGACCCTCAGCCGCAGAACTTACGAGTTCAGCGATTCGAGATCGACCCGTCTCTTTTTTATTTTTCAACCGGACAGCCATCGTTGAAAAGCCAAGCGGTCATCGCCAAAGGCCATCGCCGCCAACGCTAAGGAGACCATCGCAACAATGCCCGAAGAAGCCGGGGCCACAGCCCCAACAAGCGGATCCGTTCTACAAAATCTGACAGCAGCATTTGAGGCGGCCGCTGAACCCGCAACCATTGACAATTCAAAACCCGTAGAACCTGAGAAGGCAGCCGAGGAAAAGCCGGCCGAGGTCGAGACCCCCGAGGATGAAAAGCCTGAAGGCGATAAAAAGCCCGACGAAGAGGCGAAACCCGAAGAGGAAAAGACCGAGGAGAAACCGGACGACAAAGCCGACGAGGCAGAGGATGACGAGGAAACCGTTGACGAAGACGGTCCTGACATCCTGACACGCGAGGAGATCGAGGAAAAGTTCGCGAGGAGCAACACCAAAGCCCTGCGTACGCTGACCGCCGATTACGCCGAAGCGCTTCAGGAGAAAACGGAACAGGTAGACTCCCTTGGGGGCGAGCCGTTCCTTCAACCTCTTTCGAAGATCTCAGGCATTCTGCAGCAGCCGAACCTTCCGGCGTCCGAATACATGCCGTTTTTCGATGGCATCGTAGAGGCGTCAGGGGCAGATGCGATGGGCAAGGTCATGACTTTGGCCGCGCAACTCGTCTTCAACCATTCCGACATATGGACGAAGAACCCTGAGACAGCCGAATTCGGAAAGGCCATCGAATCGATCAGCGACCGCATTCTCGACCAAAAGTACGGAATGACGAACGCCGAGATCCTTGAAATGAAGGAATTTGCTGCGGTCGGATGGCTCGACAAGCTCAAAGAGTGGACGGAAAACGAATTCGTTCCTCAAGACGAACTCCACGAGCTCATAGCCGCCAGCAACAATCCGGCCCTTAAGAAACTCGCTGCGGAAAACCGGGAATTGAAACGCCAACAGGAAGCGGACAAGGCATCGGACAAAGGTGCTAAAGCCACTGAGGACCAGGAACTAGAGACCTCGTTTGGTGGATTTGCGAACAATGCGGTGGAAACGGTACTTGAGGAAGTGGTCTGGGGCGATAAAAGCCGCAGCACTTTCCGAGAGATCAAGACCGACAGCGATGAACTCAAAGAGCACAAGGCTTTTTTCCGGGATGTGATCACGAAAGCGGTCACTGACGAATTTCATCGAAGCCCCGCAAAATCCGCACTATTGAAAGGCTTCCGAGAAGGTAAGCAGGGAACTTCCATCTATCGAAAAGAACTGGCAGATGCGTTTGCCGACGTTCTCAAAAAGGTGGAACCGACAAAGGCAAGGGCCGAGTCGATGCTGACCAAGATCTACGGTAAGAACTTCAACGCCAAACTAATTCCAAAACCTGCTCCAACAAACGGCGATGCGCCAAAACCCGACGCTAAGACCGAGGCACCCTTGAAGCCCACGGAAACGACCAACTTCAAGCCCTCGACCGGACCGAAAGAAGTACGGGACATCGACAAAGTTCTCGAACAGGCCTTTATCGAAAACGCCCGTTAAGTAAAACCTTAGCGAGGATAAACACATGTCAGTTATCACCGGCATCAACAACGGTTCACTCGTAGAAGTGATGGACCAGGCGTTGCAAGACCTTAAAACCGCAGAAAATTACATTACTTCCAAACTCAACGACGGCAGCAATCTTCAAGTCCAGATGGCGAATAACCGCGGATTCCGCATCGCCCTCGACTACACCCGAAACTCCTCGGTTGGTACGCCTGATCCCGATGGCGGCACGCTGACCAAGACAAGCAAACCCCCGCTCGACAACATGACTGCGAATTTGCAGTACATCCAGTTCGGGCAGGAGATCAGCAACCTTCAGCTCGCGAATAGTGCTCCGGGAATGCACGTAGGCCCGGCGGCGAAAGCTATCGCGGCTCGCAAAGCCCTGCAGCGTCGCGCGGAAATGGAAGAGTATTATTTCTGCCGCGGGGCAGGTAAATCAACCATCGCCATTCCGACGACAGGCGTTGCCACGACCATCAACGTCGCAGGCGTTCTGACCTGCTCAGGTGCTACTGACGGACTTGGCGGCTATCTCCTCTCAGGCGGAAACGGCAACAACCAGTATGTCCGTTTCGTGAACTCGAGCTATGTGTTCAAGCACTCCGGTTACATCACCGGCAAGACCTCGAACACCGTGCTTGAGTACACGCCCGATGTGATCACCACGACTGGTATTTTGACGACCGACTTCATCCTTCCGGATGGGACGGGTTCGGCGGGCATCAAAGGCCTTCCGTACTTCATCAACGCGACGGGAACGATGTACGACAAGACCACAGTATTGGCTCTTGCCGCGACCATCGATTCATCGACCACGACCTTTACCCGTACCGCGATGGAAGCTCTCTATCGCAACTCGAAGGTTCGCTGCGGCTACAACCCGAAGCAGAGAAGCGTTTGCTCGGAAGCCCAGATGTCGAACTACTACGCCCAGTTCTACGCCCAGAACTCGGCCCAGGTGCACGTAGTAGGCGGTCAGCGGCCGGACATCGATATCGGTGCCGGAACGTCGATGGACGAGTACACCTTCTGGGGTCAGAAGATCGACAACTACATGTTCATTCACCCGGCAAACTGGTGGATGCTCGACTACAACACGTTGACGAGGCTCACGCTCAAACAGGCCGGGGCAATGCTCACACCTGCGGGCGACTTCGTTCAGAAGATCAGCGGCGGCGACTACGCCAATGCACAGGTTCGCTGGGACGACGATTACATCGAGTTCCTGTCTCCACAGCCGTTCAAGAATGCAGGTTTTACTGCGCTGGCCTTTTCAGGCCTCCCCGGTTTACTTGTCAATAGCAACTTTACAGGCTCGTAAGAATCGGTAGTTGTTTAACCCTTGGATTGGGCGGTGTCTACGGATGCCGCCCATTTATAAAAACCGAATGCCAACACCCGTAGCACACGACCATTTGATCTACGAACCCGCACCGCCGATCTCGAACGAGTTTCAGGCGGAATTTGACCGTTTGGTGCCGATGAGCCCGAACCAGAAAGACCGGATGCTCCGGTACGTTTGGGGCATGGACAGACTTGAGTTCTGCGCGGGCGAGTGGGACCGCCGATATGCCGACATCGACAACGAGCCGCCGAAGTACATCGGGAAGCCGCGATGGGTTCTTGAAGGATGGCAGAGTCCGGATGTGTTCGATAAGGCTGAATGGCTCAGAGACGAGCATCTGCTTGGCGCGTGGCCCGCAAACGGCGTATGGGATTTTATCGAGTATCACGAAACGACCGAGCGTGAATTTCTACCGCTCGACAACTCGGCTCTTGACCGCGTTCGCAACTGGAAACATTGGCGGTCGAAAGGATTTAAGCGGGCGGTTGAGGCAATGATGGAGGCCCGGATGCTTCGCTATTCGCTTCAGCAGCAACGCAACCACGAGGCGGGATTCGCCGTCGCGCAGCAGTTTGGCGAGGACGTTGTGAAGTGCTTTGAGAACGGCGTCGACCAGGTATCGACCTCGGGCAGAAATATCGGCTACAAGAAAACCGAATCGGGCCTATTGGTTCCGAATAATTAGGAGAAGAACAACAATTTTATGGAAGCTACAGCATTAAAAGTCGAGACCATAGACCAGAATACGCCGCTCCCGACAGGCCAAGACCCGATGGAAATTCGGTGGTACATCAACCCGATCGTGAGAGACAAGCTGATCGACAACATTCAAGCCGGCTTTTCGTGGCTCGAATTCGGCAAGTTTTCTCAGGCCAAGTATTTCGACATTCCGGAAGAACTTCACACGATCGACGACAACCCGAATCTGCCGCGTGAACACATGGTCAGAAAGTCCGCCGAGTCGGTTCAGATGTATCTCGAATCGGTCGCGGGCGGAAAGACCTTTAACGGGCATCCGGACCCGCAAAAGACGAATTGGGGCATCCAGTTCGCGTTTTACGGCGAGAAGGATGTCGCGAAAATGGCGGTGCTCGACTCGGTGCTGTTGCCGAATTTGTCGGATGCGAGGCGCCATGCCGCAGCTTTGGGTCTGACATCGCCTATCGGTGCTAAGTGTCCGAGCGAGGACCCGCTTGAAGACCGCGAGACATGTCCGACGTGCTGGCTCAAATGGGTCGAATCGGATGCGTGTCAAGCCCGAATGGCCGAGATCGCCGCGCAGGGCGTTCCGGTCGAGGTTTACGATCGCGGGACCAACGAAACGACTACTCGTGTGGTAGCTCCGTCGATGGCCGAGCTCGAAAGCGGCCGCCAAGTCGTGCTAGCCGCTCTCCAAACGGGCCTCAAGGCCGCTCGCGAGACGTGGAACACGGTTGCGGTCGAGGTCAGAGAAAAATCCCGCAAGGCCCCCGACCGCTATCAGGACAACATCCGCAAGGACGTTCATGCGGATCGTCCGGCAGAAGACCAGTTGAATCAGATCCGAGAACTCGCAAGAGTCCAGAACACGGGTTCGGGCGATAACAGCGCCGTTATGGAGCGTGTTGTCGGCGTCCTTGACCGCATTGATCAGAGGCTTTCGAAGCTTGAGGGCAACCCTGAGCCGCAGGCCCAAACAGGCGTCGATTTCGGCCCTTACGGCCAATGTCAGGTCATCAAGGCCGACGATACCCAATGCAGAAACAGGGCCGAAGCGAACGGGGCATGTAAGAACCCCGCTCACCAGGCGAAGATCGCTGAAAGTGAGGAAACGGTCAATTGAGCGTATCTCTCGGACAATTAGATAATCGAGTATTTCAGGAGTTGTACGCAGCTTCTGAATACTTGATTTTGGACGACATTCATAATGCCGTCGTCCAAGAGTTGAACATCCGAACGATGCAATCGCGGACCTCGGACATCAACGTTTTGCTCGGGACATCCGCCGAATTTACCGCCGATGTCATCCCCTACGATGTCACAAGCCTGATCGGAAAAGCGGTGCCATGCTGGGTGGAAACTCAGGCCATTGTCCAAAACAGCATGACGTGGTGGTATCCGATCCGATCGGTCAATCTCGCCCAATTCAACGACTATCAACGAATGGGAACACTCGCAGCCGCATTTCATGGCGACGAGACTAGTTCCGACACGGCCCAGCCGGTCCAGTATTTGTCATTGACGTTTCTGACGGGCTGCCCGATGCGAATCCGCTTTGACCGCGACAGTCAGAGAATCGCGATGGACGCCGACCAGATCATTCCCGACAACATCTCGGAACTTGTGGTCCTCGGTGCCCAGCAACGGCTTATTCCACGGATCAAGATCAAGCTGGCAATGAGGCTTCGCAACGATGAAGTAGGGCGAGCGATCGCACCGGTCGTCATGGGAGCCCTCGACCAGCTTTACGCCCAGAATTCGCTTGATATGCGTCCCCTTGAAGCTCAATGGCGTGTTTGGGCATTTAGAGACCGGGGGGCCAACACCGCATTCAACAAACCGACGCCGAGTGGAGCCAATCTTTATCCGGGCGGTCGAAATAATACGTGGGGAGGTTACGGCAGTTGGTAGCGTATGGCCTACGTAGTCGCAGACTTTACAGCCGTCAAAGATCGCCTGATATCGCTTCTGGGGGCGAATCCCGGCGTGTGGACATCGACCGTCTCGGGATTTGTCGGAGCTTTCCCCTCGAACAGTGAGATCCAGCAGGCCTGCCTTGAAGCCGACTCTATTGTTGCCGTTCAAGGATACGCACAGTCCGCCAACGATTCTCTTGCAAATCCATTTCAGGTCACGACCGCACCGTCAGCCAGCCGCGATCCGGTTCCGTTTCATCACGGCGAACTGAGCAAGGTCGAGGTTGCGCAAAGCACGCAGAATTTCACAACGATCAGCCTGTCAAATGTCATCCCTTTGACCGCTCACGGTCTTACGACAGGACAACTTGTGTCGTTCATTACGACCGGCGTATTGCCGACGGGCCTCTCGCTGCTCACGAACTATTACGTTATCCGGCTGACCGTCGACACCATCTCGGTAGCTACCAGCCTCCAAAACGCCCTCGCCGGCATCGCCGTCACTATCAGCATTTCGACCGGTTCCGGGATCCACACGATAATCGCGTGGCAAGTAGGCGTCGAGGCTCGGAACATGGACGAGATCACGAATGCCACGAACGGAGTGGCCGCCTATGTCGGGGGCGGAACTGACGACGGTTCTTATGATTTTCTCTACAAGCCGGCCGATGGATTGCTTTATACGCTCGCGACCTATTGGCGGGCGACATATTTCGAGTACACGCAGACCTCAGACCTCCAATGCAATCAGAACGAGACGTGGCTGATCGTATTCACCGCGGCAGCGATCCTCGCAAAGAATGCAAGTCCGGCTTTGTTCGCGTTATACGACGGCTATAGCCAGCGCGGATTGAGTCAACTGAAAATTGACGGAATGTACGCAGTTCAGACTAACGAGTTACCAAACTAATGACACTTACCGCGGACATTTGTAGTGAGATCATAAGGCAGCGACTTGGTGCGACCGACGATTCGATCGGGGCCAAGGTGATCACGCAGATCCCGCAGGCTCTTAAAAAACTCGGTCGCCTGGCTGCCGCCGATCCCGCTCTCCGTCCGCTTCTGCAAAGTGAGAAGTCGACGGCTACGCTGGCTCTCGGAACAGGAGCAAAGGTAAGTCTCGCGAACGCTTTCGATAATTATCACATCATGCAGGAGTGGATCGATTGCGGACAGATATATCTTCTCGGCCGAGCTTCGGGCATCTGGACATTCAATTCCATCCCCGTTCATGGCGAAACCATCGTTGTCAACGGCGTTTCTTTTGCGTTCGTCTATCCGAGTGTTGTCGTGTCCGGAGCGGGCACCAGCAGCGTTAACGGCACGTATGCGTACACCGGGACGCATACATCGCAGCCTTTCTGGAATAAAGCAGGGGTATCGCCTACTGTTACGTCCATCTCGACGCCTGACGGGGTAAATTGGAACATCTACGGCAGCCCGCCGGTCTACAACACGGTTGATATTGCTTTTCCTGTATTCCCATGGCTCGGGACCTGGGCATTAGGTACGGGTTCGAATCCTGCTCCGTTCGTTGCGGAAGGCTCGTTGACAACCGTTCAGGTCGCCATAGGGGCAACTGTGCAGGAATGTGCGGTAAACTTCGCCGCCGCCCTGAATGCCTCGTCCAATCCCGCTATCTCGGTCGCGACATATACGGCAGATAACGCCGAAGTGAGCGGGGTGTTTGATACGACCGGCACCGCTGGCAATGCTTTCACGATGGCCGCCAGTTCCGCGGATGCTGTGACCGTCTCAGGTTCGACCTTCAGCGGGGGCACAGAGGGCGACACTCAGCTTCAGCGTCTCGCATCGCCCCAGCAGGCGTCTCTTCCTCGTTATCTTGATTCCGTATTTACGTATTTTTACGTGCAGGGAGAGATTCTGTACGTCCTGCCGGATACCACAGAGGGCACATTGGTCTTCGGTGTTCCGACCTATCCGTTGACTTTGGCCGATATGCCGGATTCGAAGGAGCTTGAGAATCAGTTTCTCGACGTGCTTTACGGACTAGTCGCTCCGCCATACGTTCCTTATTCCAACAGGAGAGGGCAACAGCCGGCCGCTTAATGAGCAATTCACTTGACTATACCAATGTCGACATGTTCGTGCCGGGGCTGAGTGCCTGCATTCTGGCGATCCAGAACAACATTGCCGACGTGGGGAGCCCGTCAAATCTGCTCATTCTGAGTGAAGTGCCCACTGAGCCTATTAACGGAGTAAATGCGACATTCACCACCGTGCATCCCTTTATTCCGGAAACCGTAGAGGTCATGTTGAACGGTTTGAAACAGCACCAAACGGCAGACTTTAATACCAACGGGGATCGCACGATCATTCTTGCCGAGTCCCCGGACGCAGGGGAGATCCTGCAGATCAACTATATCAAGCAGTAGGAGGCACGACTATCGGAACTCAAATTCAAACCAGACAGATCGCCACCGGAGCGGTCACGAATAACGAGATCGCCGCAGGTGCGGGTATCGTTTCCTCCAAACTCGCCGATGGTGCCAATTTCATCAAGAAAGACGGCACTGTAGCGATGACCGCGGCCCTCAATATGGGTTCGCAGGTGATCAATGCGGTGCAAACTCCCTCGGTCGGGACAGATGCCGCAAACAAGAACTACGTTGATACGGCGATATCTAACCTGAATTCGCTATTCAAGGCGAAACCGTCCGCTCGGGCGGCGTCGACCGCGAACGTCACGGTATCCAATCCCGGCACCGCTGTATTCGACGGGGTAACGCTGGCAACCAACGACCGGCTCTTGCTCAAGAACCAGACCGCCCCTGCAGAAAATGGTCTTTACGTGTTCAACGGCTCAGGCGTGGCATTGACTCGCGGGTCTGACATGGATATCTGGGCAGAGGTCAACGGAGCGTTTGTCTCGGTCGACGAAGGCACGACGAATGCGGATACGCTTTGGCTCTGCACGTCCAACGCGGGTGGGACTCTCGGAACCACGGCGATAACGTGGCAACAAATTCCTTCGGCGGCGGGACTGGTCAGTTCGAATTTCGTGACCCGCGAAACCCCTTCCGGCAGTGTGAACGGCGTGAATGTGACATTTACTCTGGCGAACACCCCGACAGCGGGATCGGAAGAATTGTTTTTGAACGGATTACTGCAAGAACCCGGAGGAGTAGATTATTCCATCACATCGGCCACGATCACGATGGCCGTAGCTCCATTGACCGGCGAACGGATTCGAGTTAGTTACAGGAAATAATGGCCGTCACCGCAGACAGACAGCACGTATTCGGCTATCAGACAGGTTCTGGCGGTGCGGTCGCACAGGGAACGTCGAAGGCTACGACGGTCGTTCTCAACAAGCCGTGCGGCACTATCGCCTTGGTAAATTCGGCATTGGCGGCGGGGGCTATCGTGACGTTTCAGTTGACCAATTCCTTCATCGGGGCGAATGACATCATTGTCGCTCAACATGATTCGATAGGCACATTCGGGGCGTACACGATCACGCCGAACACTCCAGCCGCGGGCTCCTGTAAGTTTTCGATCCGGAACAATTCAGCAGGCTCTTTGTCGGAGGCTATCGTTATTCGCTTCGCTATTGTCAAAGGGGTGATCGCATGACCGAACCAAAACATTCCAAGGGACTCAATGACGAGAACGCATGGCCTATTCCGGCCAAGTTTCGCGCATCGCTTGATCCTGAAGACAAAGAGGCTCACGAGCGGCTGATCCGCAACGACTCCGAGCAGGCAGACCTCGCGACTCGCGTCCGGTCGCCTTTCACTCGTACAAATCCCCGCGAAATGCACCGCTCGAAGGCGATGATAACCATTCAGGCCCTGCGTAACGCTGCGATACATGCCGCTCTGACACCTGATCAGTCCGAACAACTAGCGGAAGCATATGCACTTGTTGGGCGCTACGATCTCGCATCCGAGACGACACTAAAACCTCAGCACCGAAAAGTTTACGAGAAATATTGGGACGCTGTGTTCCTAAACGACGAAGATTGGTGCAAGCATCCTGCGAGATTCAAGTTCATAAAAGATCGCATCTGGTCGATCCGCGATAAAAAAGAAGTTCCGATGATGGAGTGCAATATTTGCCATACGATGAACGCGCTCGACGATAGCGAGCATCTGGCCGATCATCGCCAGTCCCAGACCCAGCATCGCGGAAAGACAAGCGGGATGAGCATTCAGGAGGCTCAGGCGTATCACGCGAATAGCGTCAAGAAAAACAGTTCGCAGGTTTAATTTCGTGTATCGCATCTGCCAGTTATGGACGGGACAGCAAATAATTACCAGCCTATCGCGAGCCTCAATTTTCAAGGCGGTATAAACCCCTCGGCCCCGCTCCTATCCCCCATGTCCGAACAGGGTCTGTCATCTGACGGGTCTTATAACTGCATTATCGACGGCGATGGTTTCGCGAGGGGATGGAGGGGCGGAACCTCTCAGGGAACGAATAGCGGCAGCCGCATCATGTGCAGTTTCGGAAACACTTGGGCCGGGATCGCCTCGCACACATACGCCGACAAGACATTCACAGCACCCGGAGCGGTCGGAGCGAGCAACACGATCGCCGTCACGAATGCCGATGACTATGTGACCGGACTCTCTTGCCAGGTGTCGACCGCAGGGACTTTGCCAACGGGTTTAGTCGCCTTAACGACCTATTACATCATTGTCGTCGATTCAGGGCATCTTAAATTCGCATCTTCTCTCGCCAACGCCCTTGCCGGGACCGCAGTCTCAGTCACGGCCTCGACGGGCTCTGGCACGACCAACATTGACGTGTCGAATTCCGCGGTTGTTGCCTCGGGCAACTTCCTCCAAGACATTGGTCTTTCGCGATGGGGTATCGGTTCCGGACAGCCGCTCATCGAAGGCGTTCGCGTCCCGGGTTTTGAACTATCGACCAACCTTCAGGTGCAGATCCCATCGGTCGGCGTATATGGACCGCCAGTCCAAGCGGGTCTTGGGCAGCCATCCGCTCCGACGATCGGCATTATTAACGATTCCGGTCTGATCAATAACTCGATAGCCGCAAAGCTCGAGAGAAGCCGGCCGTCAACCGGAGCGATCAGTCTTGCAAGCGAATCGAGTGCGGTCATTATTCCGCAGAACAATCGCATTTACGTGCAATTTCCGCTGGCATCGACAGGGCAGACACACTGGCGGGTGTTTTTCACATTCCAGGGCTTCGGCGGAACCGGCATTTATTATCTCGGAAGCTACAACGGACTTCAGGACATCCCAGAGTCGGTGGTCGCAGCGGGAGCAGCGGGCGGCGGCGGTGTCGCGGCGTCCGGCTCTTTAGCTTTCGGAGCAAACGCGACGAATGGTGAAACAATAGTCGTAAACGGAGTGACGTTTACATTTGTCACGGGTTCAAGTTCCGCAACGAATGTTCATATTGGGGCATCCGCGGGTGCTACGGCCCAGGAGTTCGTCAATGTCCTGAACGCTTCGGTGGACCCGCTGATCAACGTAGCGGCCTACTCTTACGGTTCCGCGACCTGTTTTATCAGTTACGAAGTTCAGGGCACAGTGGGCAATGCCTTTACCCTCGCAAACTCATCGGGAGCTCATGTCACGAGGTCTGCGGCGACCCTGACCGGCGGCGTCGACGGCATTAGCCGATCACTCGAATTCAATTTTCAAGATGGCGACCTGATACCGATCGAAGCAAGCTTCGACGATTACCCGCCGCCTGCGGGAACGAACGGTATCCGGCTGAATACGGTCATGAACATAGTCGGGTGCTTCTCGGATTCATCGACCGACCCGACAACGACCAGTCCCGGCACCTGCATCGCCGTTTCGAAAGAGAACAATTACGAGTCTTATGTGCCGACGTCGCTCTTGTATCTACCGGAGCAGGTGGTCGACGTTCAGTCGCGGCCGATCGATGACTACGGCTTTGTCGGGTGCCAGAACTCTATTTCAGCGATCCAATACGTCGGGAACCGCGGAGACGACCTGCCGAGTTGTACGCTGACCACGATATTGCCCGACATTGGCATTCAGTACCCGTATAACTGGTGTCATTTCAGAGGGCAGTTACTCATTTACACTGCACAGGGCAATCTTTTGCTGATGGACGAGAACGGCAGTTTTGATACAAGTTTCGCAAAACCCGTGTCAAAATTACTCAGATCGTTCACGACTCAAGCAACATCCGTCGGTTACGACCCAACAACGGACTCCATCATCGTTCTCAACAATAAAACGCTGCTTGTCTACTCCCTGCAGGCCGGCATCTGGCGTCAGATATGGCTTCCGGACTTTGGCATCGTCGGAACGACCCTCTCGGCCATCGGAGCCAAACGGCAGATGTATTTCACTGTCACGAACGGCTCGACAAATACCGCATACAGCTACGACACGGCAAGCGTGACCGCTCCACTATCCTTCGTGTCCAATTATCAGAATGCCGGCGGCTCGGTCGTGCGCGACGTCTACGAAATGGCGGTTGCGGTCCAAACTGTAGCATCGACCCGCTGCGCCGTTGTTATCAATCAAGACCTGCTTCAGACCGCGTTTCGGCAGATACAGGTGACGAACGGGAATGCCAATATCACGAACACGGACGCTAATTTCACGTCCGCGATGGATGGGAAAAAGTTCATCCTGTTCGGGACCAATGCCGGAGGAGCGTCAACCGTACTTCTTCAGGGAACCGTTACCTATGTGAATGCGTCAACGTTGACGTTGAGCACCCCACCGGGAGCCACGCTGGTCGACGCGTTGCTATTCCTCGGGGATTACGCCGCGAGCGTCGCTGTGACCGCTCCGCAGCATATTCCGAATTTCTTTCCGTATGTGGCGGAAATGAGAAGTTACAACGTAGGCGTATGGGTCCAAGCGACCGCCGGACAACCCGGAAATGTACTGACCTGCGACCTTCTCGGAGCCGTCTACCCCTCAGCGCGTGCGTTATTCGGAAGAGCCGTTGACCCCGACATAACACCGCCTACGGTACCGGGGAATTTCGCGGGCGAACCGGTTCCGGGCGACGTGGTTTTAACTTGGGACCCTTCAACGGATTAAAAACGAACTATGGCGGTAGCCGGATATCAAATAAGGATCAACGGGGGATCCCCGATCAACGTAGGCAATGTGCTTACGACCACATTGTCTGCCTTGAGAGGCATCAGCCCGCCCCCGAACGAATCAGACGATTACGAGATCCGTGCGTTTGATAACGCCGTTGTTCCCAACTTCTCGGCATATTCCCCGCTCATCACGGTAAGGGTTCCGTCGAGTCTTGACGGAGCGAACATCTTCTGTACCGGCAATTCGCTGACGAGAGGATTCGGGGCGAGTGCCGGACAGGACTACCCGTCGCAGTTATTCGATCTTCTGACAGAAGCGGGCGTCGTAGGCCATACGGTCACGAACGTAGGGCACGACTCACAGACATCTTCTCAACTCAACGTAGAGGCGACGTTCGAGATTGATCCTTTTCTCGACCCTGCCCGTCGAAACATTGTCATTTGCAACGAGATCGGCAACGATATTTACTTTAACGGCGATGTAGCCTCTGCTTTAGTCAATTTCCAAGCTCTTTGCGAGCACTGGGTTGGGAATCCGATACCGGTGGAAGTTGTGGTTTTAGGGCTTGCCGATCGCGGGCTTGACCCGACCATCGGGCCGCCTGTTCTGACGCCGTTTGGAGACACCCGGACACAGTACAGGACGAAAATGTCGGCCGCTGAGACCCTACTTGAGGCGACAGTCATGGGCTTTACGGGTGTCGTGGCGTTTTCGCGGCTCTTAAGCGACCCCGCATTAGCGAATTGCCTGAATCTGACGTATTTTTACGCGGATCAGACCCATAATCACGACGCAGGTTACGCGAGATATGCGGTCAATGGCTACAATGCTCTCGTTGGCATTGACTATACGGACACCTTGCCTCCGCTGATCTCCAGCATCACGGTCGAGAACGCCCATCCAAATCAGGTTGTTTTCACCTACAACGAGCGGTTGAACGCGACGAGTATTCCCGCGCCGGGAGACTTCGCCTTTTCAGGCGGTAAAACGGCGACTGCCGTGAGCATCGCGTTGAACGTTGTCACCGTCACGCTCGATGGGTCATACGATTTTACCTCGACGATAACGGCGTCCTATACGCCCGGGGCAAACAAGATCAAAGATCTCTCAGGGAACCTCGCAGCATCACTGTCAAGTCATGCGGTAGTAAACAACATAAACCCCGTCGAGATAGACCTTGTGTTCGAAGATTTTACTTTCATGTCGCAGGCGGGAACGACGCTAACCGCAGACTTCCCGGTCTCGATCTGGAACCATTTTGCAAAAGCTACATACAAATTGCCCGCTTCGACCGATGGATATATCAAGGCTCGCTATCCGCAGGGGAATGGAACGATCCTTGGCTTTAAACTCACGAACGTAGCCTCGTCTTATAGCGGCATTGAATATTACGCATATCAAAGCGGGGGCGTCTGGTATTACGGCGGCAACGCAAGCCCCACTCCTACCGGCGTGGACTTCGTAAATAACGATTATGTGAAGGTGAGGCGAGTCGCGGGCGTGATCTCGGTTTACCGCGAACGGGCCGGCCTCGACCAGCTTATCCACACATTCGGAACCGACAATTCAGAATTATTCATCAACGCAGTAATCGCTTTAGAACACGATACGATCGAAGTGCCCGTGGGGGCGAATATTGTCCCGATATAAAATATGACCCGACGCATGTTATTGGCGATGCTTCCGGCTATCGCACTGTTGCCGAAACTGGTAAAAGGACAGGCCAAGAGCCAGGTCTTAATGCCCCCTGAAACTTTCAAATATGAAATTAGTGCGGGCGACGTTCGTTTCTCATGGGATGCAGCGAAAGAAATAGCGGTTCCGGCCAGAAAACCGGTCCCACAACGACTGCCGCCGACAAAACCACAGGTTCCAAAATAGAATGGCATTCGATGATCAGGCGAGAGACGCGCAATTGCGAAAACTGACGCAATTGACAAGTTCGCTCGACAACCAGTTAAACGGGACGGGCGGCGTCTTTTCGAAGCTCGCGAATCAAAGCGTCCAGATCGGCTCACTGCTGACCACGCGGGCCACGACGCCCGCCGCTCCGGTAGGGAATTTGCTTTACAACGGCGAAATGGGCCACAGCGTTAACTCGTGGTTCGATTCTGCTTACGTTGTCGCGGATAAAGCCTACGAATGTGCTTTCTTTTACTCCAACGGAACGCCGGCACTCTCTCAGGATTTTACGACCATCAGCGTAGCGAACCAGATCCCGCTCCCAGGGCACGATTTTACAACCGGAACGGCCGTTAAATTTTCAACGACGGTCACGCTTCCGACAACTCTCAACACAACGGACATCTACTATGTCATCGTCATTAGCTCGAGCGTCATAAGCGTCAGTGCGACCGTGGCCGGAGCGTTCGCAGGCACGGCCGTGACCATCAATACCGGCACCGGCTCAGGAACTCATACTATTTCGCCATATTTAGACCCCACGGACGGACGGACGAGCTCGACCAACCAGACCCTTAAAAGTACATCACACTCGACCTACAATCCGCATTTCTCGAAATGGATAAGAGAGAACGGCGAAGGTGCGTTAACGGGCACCACGACGATAGACGCCCTGACTCCGACCAACTTTATCGATGCAACCGTGGCACTCGCCCGTGTTTCGATGATATGCGCGAGAAGCAGTCCATTTATCGAGATACCGACAGCCGCTCTTTTCGCCTGCGGGATCTGGGACGACACGCCTGGTCAAACGAAGTTCATTGAGGGTGACATCGGGTTCTTTGCGGCGCTCGACGGGGCGACCGGCGGCACAACGCGAAAGTTCAGGGCCCTCCTGACGTCCGACCGCGGCTATCAGCTTCTTTCGAGTGAGATCACGATCGCCAACGCCCCTCCGGACGGCGGCATCAATCCTCCGAATGCGATCAGTATGGGGTGGCGGCCGCAGTCGGGCCAGCTTCAGGTAGATATTTACGAGCACTACGACCCGGGCGGAGTTAACGAGTTCCGGCTGATCGGCCAAGTCTCGGCCGCTAACACTTTTATCTACGAAGGAAATGTTTTACAGGTCGTGTCGGCATATCCGACGCCCACAGGAACGACACGCTCAGGCACGTTCTTTACGCAGCCCGGAGACCTGACGAACATGGCGATCAATGCCGTGTCCGCTCAATGGGACACCTGTAATTTTCCAATAGCGGTCCCGAATAATTACAACAAGGCGAACACGACTGGCAGGCAATGGGTGCGGATATGGCTGACAGTCGCCCCGAACATGGTCATCACCGGATGTACGTCAAACGGGGCAAGTCCGAGCCACATCACGTCGCCCGAGGCTCTTTTTACCGCGGAGTACAGCACGCTTTACGCAGCGGGGAATCTGGTCATAGAGTTCTATGTCGGAGGCGTTCTGACGCACACGGATACGATCGCCTCTCGCGTCTCAGACACCGAATTGACCATTGCGGGAACGTTAGCCGCCGGCACTTACGACGTCCGCATCGTCGCGGGCGGCTTTCACGGCGTTTTTATCGACAAGATACATCTTGGGTTTCAGCAGAACACGGCCTATGCCCCGAACGCGAACGATAACCGCACGCTGCAACCGGTCGCGGCTCCTACGCATTCGGATCAGGGCGGAACCGGCGACGGCGGAGACGGCGGCGGCATCGGCACTTGTATCGCAATGGGAACGCCCGTTAAGCTGCAAAACGGTGAATGGCACGCGGTCGAGACGCGGAACCCCGGCGAGAAATGGTCAGACGGCGGCGTGAACGGGAACGTGCTTGTGAAGCTGAGGCAGGGCTTTGCACCGGTTCGGCGAGTGAGCAGTGCGAACGGCTGTTATATCCGATGCACCGATACTGAGCGATTTGTGACGGATGACGGCGATCTGTACGGTACGCCTTTAACCGCGTTGAGAGTAGGAGACACGGTGATGACGGAAGTCGATGGCAAAAAAGAGCGGTCGCAGATTGTCGAGATCAGTCCGCATCTTGAGCGGACGCACGTCTACACGCCGAAATTGAGCAACAGCCACTATTTCATCGCAGGCGAGCAGGCTCCATTTACGGGATGGCGGAAGATATTGGGCTTCCTATCGCGAAGAACGCGGCGCGGGTTTATCCTGCATAACCGCAAGAACGAGCCTCAGTTCTAATTTGTGCTTGAATTAACGAGAGGGATGTAATATTATCCCCTCAACAAGAGCTTTGCGAAGCTCGAAAAGAAATTGGATTAGTCCGGTTTGAACAGAATTGTTTGAACCGGATTTTTTGTTTTTGGGGTAAAGAATTATGGGAATGTCCAAGCAGGAGAAGGCACTTTATGCCCAACTAACTGCCGCCATTACGGCGATGCAGAACCCCAAGACGAATCCCGCACAGGACTATCTCACAACCCAAGCCCTCTCCGGTGCCGATTGGATCAATAAGGGGGAATTCTCAAGCCTTCCGAAGGGCATGTTTTTCGATTTTCAAGCCCCAGCCCAGCAAATCGAACAATACAAGAAATATGCGGATGTAGGTCAAGGCGGAACTTTCGCCCTCGCGGACAATGCCGGACGCGGAGCGGCGACACAGAACCAATCCCAATATCTGAAAGATCGATTTGCCCGCGATGCCTCACAAAACTACCAGACCAACGTCGCGAACGCTGCGGGGAATATTCAGGGAGCTTTGGGACAGGCCGCAGGTGCGAAGACCGGGAACGATCAGGCGGTAATTGGAGCCCTCAATAGTCTTTTCAATTCCGACAAGCTAAAGAAAACCTCAATTTGGGGCAGTCTGCTTGGAACGATCGGGCAGATCGGAAGTTCGGCCCTCGGAGCAGCCGGAACCGCTGGCGGATTTGGAGCTTTGTTTTAAGGAGAAATTATGCGTGCGAGGCCAACAAGAATAGTCGTCATCACTGACGTACCGACAAATATCCGGAAGGCTCCTGCGTTCAAGAACGATCCTAATGCATATCCGGTCACTTACGCGACGCTGCGATATGCGGGAGGGGGCGACTCGATAGAGATGCTTGGCGGGAATCCGTTCGCAGTCGGTTCGCTGACGTTCGGGACAAATCCTGTGGCTACGGAGACGATCGCCGTGAATGGCGTGACCTTCACCTTCGTCGCTGGAGCCTCTACCGCTACCAACGTTCATATCGGAGCAACGAAAGAAGAAACAGCCGCAGAGTTTGCCGCAGTGCTTGGACGATCGGCAAACGGCTCGATCACCGTCATGTCGTTTACGGTCAATCCATCTGCGCCCGCGGTGATCAACATAAGTGCCATCTTGCCGGGAACCGCCGGAAACGCATATACGCTCGCCAATAGTTCGGGAACGGTCGCAGTGACGCGATCGGGAGCGACATTGAGCGGCGGATTGGGATACGGAAGCGGTCAGACGGTAGATGCCGCTGCGGACTTCAACGACATCGATCAATCACTGACGCGGTGGGCCGTCGCCTCGGGTGCCGGAGGGACCAATTTAAGAGTCACCGACTGGGAGGCCTGATATGGGAGCAATTTCAGCCAAGTTCGCGAACAACAGCCAAAGTGCCGACGGAACGCCGCCAGCAGGATCGGTCACTCTTGCAGAGATGGCGAACCTCGCCGCGTTCTCAGTGATCGGGAATCAAACGGCTTCGGCCGCTACTCCTGCAGCGGTGCCGATGGACGGGATACCGGGACTTGCTTCAACGCCGACCGCAGCCGGAACGACTGTCCTGACAAATCTCAGCAAGAAGTTTCAGGTGTTCACCGGATCCACAACCCAGACCGTTACGCTGCCCGTTGTTTCAACGCTTCCCGTACTTGGTTTTGGTTTCTGGATCGTAAATGAAAGCTCGGGAATTGTGACGGTGAACAGCTCGGGCGGAAATTTGGTGAAGTCGATGGCGGCCGGCAGTCGGATGCGAGTAGTTTGCAATGCCCTGACCGGGACCGGAGCCGCGGTCTGGACGATCATTTATACCACGTAGGAGAAATCTATGTCTGATACTTTGCCATTTTCGCAACGAGACTACGTGCAGAGCGTGGTTTTGGCAACCGCCGCTCAATGGGCAGGAACGGGAAGCTACGTTTTGCCGCAATACGCAATGGGGCTCGAAACCGACACGTTCAAGGCGAAATTTGGCGACGGCTCGACGCCGTGGTCGGGTCTGTCCTACTGGAATCCTTCGGGCGGTTCAGGAACGGGCGACGTGGTTGGGCCTGCATCGGCGGTCGCTGGAAACGTCGCTCTGTTTAACGGAGTAACGGGCAAACTTATTAAAGACGGACTCATGGCCCTTCCGGCATCGTCAGGGACATTGGGGTACCTGAACGTTCCTCAGAATGCTCAGACGGGCAATTACACAGCCGTTCTCACCGATTCGGGCAAGGATATTTATCACGCTCTTGGAGCCGGAGCGGGAGATACCTACACCATTCCTGCCAATGCTTCAGTTGCGTATCCCGTAGGCACCATTATTTCATTCAGCAATGATGCCGTTGACAACCTAAGTCTGGTCATAACTTCTGACGTGATCAATTACATGAACGTGGGCCCTGTGACCACTGTCACCATTCCGCAATTCAACAAAGTCGTTGCGGAAAAGAAAACCTCTACTACATGGCTACTTAGCGGATCTGCCGGCGTAACTACGGCTTAAATATGAGCGGAATATTGCAGGCATTATCAAGTTTAGGCGGCGCCGCTCCAACGGTCTTCGTGAATTTCGCGCGACCTGCTCACGGGGCGACGTTTACCTCCTCGGCTAATTTTAGTGCCGGCTTTTTACCGGGGAATGCCTTTAATGACTGGCGGAATGTTTACGGTCAATGGGGAAATCCTTCGGCGACAAACCCAGGCACTTCATGGGCTACAACGACTACCGGAGCGGATTGGATCGAGGTCGACTGCGGCGTACCGGTTAGCCCAACACTTATCAACGTTATCGGGATAAACGATTCTTTTGACGGAACTACCGACCCCACTGTCAATGTAACGACAAATAGCTCGAACGCACTGATCGATTACAAAACGCAGTATTTCAACGGTTCCATTTGGGTCGATATCAACACGGTCACGGGGAATAATAAGATCTGGAAGCAGTTCACCGGAATTTCCGGGATCACGGCTCAAAGATACCGCGTACTGGTTTCTGCGATCGGCGGCAGTGGCATAGTCGCCATTGTGTCATTCGAAGTATGGGGAAACTCGCCGCAAACCGGTCCGCAGATATTGCCGGTGGGGGATTCACTGACGGCAGGAACGGGTCTTTACACTGTGCCTTGGCCTCATGATTTCGGTGTCGACCTACCAGCGTGGACGGTCAGCGGAATTGGTTTATCCACCAGCGGGATCACGATGAACAACATCAATAGTTCCGACTGGTGGAAAGTTCAGCCTCTTATCGACCAAAGAGCATCGAGAAGCGTTGCTCATGTCTGGGCTGGCATCAACGATCTGGGCGGAGGCCAGCCTGGTGCGACAGTATTCGGATTTCTCTCGTCATACATAGGCAAGATACGAGGAGAAACGGTTCCCATTCATGTCAGTCCTAGTGAAATATGGATAGCAACGATGTTGCCACAAGATTTCTATGCCATCCCTGTAGAGACGGCGGCCTATGATGGTCTCATAACTGCCAATTCTCTGGCGGCTGACGTGATCGTTGATCTTCACACGCTTTCGACCATGCAAGACCCGACCGATGCCACGAAATTCCTTGCGGACGAGATCCATCCGACCAACCTTGGCGGCCAGTTGATAGCTAATTACATTGAAAGTCTGACGTAGGACGGAAATATGCCATACAAATCTGTGAAACAGGAACGCTATTTCAATGCGAACCGAGACAAAATGGAAGCCCAAGGCGTGAACGTCGATGAATTCAATCAGGCATCGAAGGGACTGAAGCTACCGGAATCGGCACCTCCCAAGCACGGCAAAAAGACCAAGGCTATTTTAGACGCGATGCACTCGCTGAAGGGGAAATTATGAAGTTAAACGCAGCAGCCAGAAAGAAAATATCGTCGAGTGATTTTGCATTGCCGGGACGTCGCTACCCTATCGAGGACAAGTCCCACGGAATCGCGGCCAAGAGTAGAGCGGCACAGTTCGCAACGCCGTCTGAAAAGGCGACTATCGACCGAAAGGTAGATGCGAAATTCCATCTCGGCAAATCGGACAAACCGAAACGCGACAAGCACCATGCGGCGATCGTCAAGGCTCTCGGGAAAATGAAAAGCTAATGAACTGCCCGCACGACTTCGAACAATTGTTTTGCGGGCCATTCCGGAGATGTCGACATTGCGGTCGAGTTAAATACAGCAGACCGAATCAGAACGCGAAGAAACTTTTGAAGAAATAAGGAGATAAACAAATGGCAGTATTTGCAGGACAGGAATTAGGGGTCGCTCTGATCCGACAAACTCAGGCTCAGTGGAACGCGGCGACTTATACGCCTCAAAATCACGATATTTGCCTTTCAACCGACACAGGGGCCTTCAAGATCGGCGACGGTTCAACGGCTTATTCCGCTCTCCCCTTCGCGAACGGCGGTTCATCCGAAAGCATTCTTGCGGCGGGAGCGTTGAGCACCACCATTCAGGCGAGCTTGCTTAACCTTGTCGGAGCCGGAGCGGTCACGCTAGCCGCACCCACGGCGGCACAGGTCGGCAAACTGAAGGTCATACAAATGATCACGGATAACGGCGATGTGACCTTGGCCTTGACCAACGTTGTGGGCCAGTCGTCAGGGACAACGGCAACTTTCAACGATGCAGGTGATGCCCTGATTCTGATCTGTCTCGCCAATCTGAAATGGTGTGTCGTCAAGGAACTCGGCATTACACTGAGCTAGTCGGTAAATTGTTCCAACTTCTCACGTGTCAAACGTTTGTTACGTGGTATATTTACTGCGGTAGGAAATGCTTAACCAGAATTTGTTCAGTGCGTTATTTCCCTACCTCGGCCCTAAAAAGCCGAGTGCGGATGTTCTGTCTCAACCAGAGGAACAGCCGCAAGACGTTGCCGCCCCTGTTCTGTCTCCAAGTGGTCCGTCTTTCATCCCGCTGGCTCCGGGGTTCCAACCTCCGAGCCAGCCTGTCGCTGAACAGCCTGTATCTGTCTCCGATGACGCGCCGAGCAGCGACACCTCGAACAAACAGATATCGGGCCAGATCCCGATGGAGACGCAGGCGAGAACCGCATTGTCGATGGTTCCGGGTTCGACGCTGAGTGCGGATGCCGCGAAACCTCCGACATCGAAGGAACTGAAAGAGATAGAGAAAGAACGGAATCGTCCTGTTTTCACGCCGCCGAATCCGAATCCGACGACGGCAAGACAGCGTGCGGAAAATAGGCAGGCGGAGATCGAGTTCAACATTGCGAATCCGCAGAATCAGGATCACGGCATCAAGGGCTTTCTGAAAGAAGGCCTTGCGAATTTCTTCGAGGGTTTGAAATATGCTCAACCGGGAATGGGGTTGGGCCAGTCGCTTGCTCTTGGCGCAACCGGCGTCGGAGCAGGGGCGATAAGCCGTGGGTGGAATGAGAAGCGAGCGGCTGAAGCGGCATTGCCCGGAGCTATTCGTCAGACCGAGGCCGCACGGCAGGCGGAGAACGATCAGGCGAAGATCGCTAACGAGCAGAATGTGATAACGAATCGCAATCAGCAAACTCAACTCGACATCGCCAAAAACGACCGAGACAACCTGAGTTTCGCCCAGAAGCCATATCTTGATCAATGGGAAAAGCGAGTGTTGTTCGACCCTGAAAATAATGCCGATGACAAGGCGTTCCAAGCCGAGGCGTTAAAGAACGGGGTCCATCTGACCGCGAAGGTACCGAATGCCCACTACACCGCCGTTGTCGCTCCGAATGGCAATGTCGTCGTCACAAACACCAACACCGGCGAATACAAGGTCGGCAACGAAAGTCTCGAGAAGCCAAAAGAGATCACGGAGAAAGACCTGAATCCCGCAGAATTTGGGCTAAAGACCGACAAGGAATTGCAGAACATGGCGGCCGCAAAGATCGCCCCGAGCATGAAAGACAGGCAGGTGCGGCCCGATGTATTGGCGGCACTCCCGGCGGAATACAAGAATCCTGACGGGTCGTTCAACGAACAGGCTTATTTGTCGGACGCGAATCTCGGCATCTCGAAACTAAATGCCGGAGATATCTACCAGAACTTGCCGGACGATTATAAACAGCGAGAGGCGAAAGAGATCGCTACGGCCCAGAAGTCCCAAGGCGGTCTGCAAAAACAATATTCCCGTTTCCTGTCGATCCTGAATCACCGGACGCCGAATCCGAACGCCGAGCCGATGTCACTCGATGACGTGAAGGAATATTTCAAGAAGGCTCTGGCAAGCACGCCCCAACAGCTCGAGGAGTTCTACAAAATAATCGCCCACGCGAACATCAAGTAAATGAAATGCCGGACGGAGATTTTCTCGCAGAACTTAAAAAACGTGTTGGCTATAATCAGCCATCATCGCCAGACCTCGCATCTCAGCGAGCCGCGATAGAAAAGGGCGCGTCTCAACTAGGCGTCGACCCCACAGACCTTGCCTCAATAATCAGCTTCGAATCAGCCGGAAGTTTCGACCCGCATAAGGTCGGCGGTGAAGGGAACAGATACCGCGGGCTTATCCAGTTCGGACCAGATGAGCAGAAAACCTACTATCATCCGAACGATACCTTCGAATCACAGATAGAAAACGGCGTCGTGCCGTATTTCCGCGACCGGTTCAAGAAAGCCGGGAAAGACACGAACGGCGCGACGTTAAACGACCTCTACACGACGGTCATCGCGGGCAACCCGAATGCGAACCGGAACAAGACGGATTCGTTCGGTACGTCTGCGAATAGCGGTGTTCAGAGGATCATCAAAGAGCACCGCCCAGAGGTCTTGAAGCGATATGGCTGGCAAGACCCGAACTCGACTCGATGGGCCGACCAGAATCGGCCCTCCACGCCTCAAATAGACGCCCGCAGCGAGCTTTCGAAGCTCTTTGGAGGACTAGACGGCACTACGCCATCTCAGCCAGCCACAGGCCCGACAAATCCCGTCCAGCAGACGCTTAAAACGCCGGGACCGATGCCGGAGACGCAGACCACACTTGATGCCCAGCGAGCGGCCGCAAATGATCCACAGAGTTCGCGCGTCGGCGTTCTCTACACACATCCCGAATCATCGCCAGCGAGCCAGAACGAGATAGATATACCCGTGTCGAACGGTCAAGTCCTGCGGGTCAATCGCAATAAGTTTCTTCAGTACAACCAGCAGACCGGCATTACCGCTGACGATATCACTTCAGGTAAAGCTGACTTTACGCCCCTGATCGGTGGCAAAGCGGCTCCGACGGGCGAGCCGTTTGGAACGCAGGGACAGGTTGCCGTGATCAGCCATGATGCGAACGGCAATGAACTTGTGTCGTCAGCCGTGCAAGACCCGTCGCAGGTTCCGGCTGAAGCCGCGTTGCAAAAGAAACAGTTTCCGAATACCCCGATCAAAACAAGTGTCGTTCCGGCGAGTGCAGTCATAGCCGGGAGAACGGCGGCGACTCCGACCCAAACATCTTCTCCGTCCGGGTTGCCGCCTACTTCTACTGACGATAAAGCCTATCAAGCGTATCTCGCGGATGTGGCGCAGAATCAGCCGGGAGTTACGCCGATGAGTCGCGAACAATATGCGGCGTCGGGGAACTTTGGGAAAGGCGTTGAGACCAGCTTAAATCCGAGCGATTTCAAAACGGGCGAGACTCCGGTCACTTCATCCGAGCTCGAGCAATTCCAGCCGACGCAGGATGGCGGTCAAGTCAGCTTTGCTCGTGAACAGGGCAAGCCGTCCGACGATCTGACTGGCAAATTCGGCACATATCAGCCAAGCGAAAAGATCACGAATCCCTATCAAGCTTATGCACAGGCTCTTACAAATGTCGGCTCGCGGTACGGTCTGACGCCGGACAAGGCTCAGGAATTTGTTGACAGGCTGAAATCTCATGGACGCGGAGCTTTTGCGAACGAATGGCAGCCGGGAATGCCGATCGCCATCACTGGAAAAGTTCTCGAGCAAGCGGGCGTCTCGGACATCGGTGCGCAGTCTGAGATGGAGCAGGCACGGAATGCTCAAGTTCAGCCAGATCTAAGTGTGCCAAAGGATGATCGCACGGCATGGCAGGCAATTCGCGGCCTGACGCCGGGGCAGGCATCGTCAGAAAACGACTACCAAGGCGATACGACGGGAGCGGAGGAATTTGGGAAGCAGGTTGGAGCCAATCCGATGAACGCCCCGTATGCGGGTGTAGCCGGGGGCGTCGCAGATGTCGTCGCAGATGCTCTGAATGTGTTAGGCGGCATTCATACAACCGGCGTGACAGGTCTGGCGGAGAACATCGCGAGTTTCTTTGGAGGGGCGCCGAGGGAAACGGCATCAGGTCTTGGTCGAGCGGCTAGCCAGTTACGAGCATTTTCGAAGGGCACTGAGCAAGATGGCTTGCTCTATCAAATCCCGAAAACCGGCACGGAGATCGGCGGCGAATTCCCAATGTATGTTGGAGCAACTGCCCTAGCAGGCGGCAATCCTATTTTGGGAATGGCAGGCCTTGAAGGACTAAAGAGCGTCGGCCGCGGCGAAGACCTCAAACAGAACGCGATCGAGACGGGCAAAGGTGCTGTGCTCGGTGCGATATTCCACGGAGCGGGCAAGTTTGGAGACTGGGCTGGGAAGAAAGTCGCTGGAAAGTTTCTGTCTGAGGAGACGCTGGCGGCGTTGAATAACCCCGCTTTACGAGAAGCCTACGAAGCGGCGAAAGCTCGCGGTGAAAATGTCGAACTGACACCGGACCTAAAACGGGCCTTGGTCGCCAATCGGCTTGTCAGTAACGGTACTCGGTTGGGGGTCATCGGAGGAACCGGAACGGCCGCGGCGAAGATCGAGGGAAAAGATTGGAGAGAATCAGTCAAGCAAGGGGGAATCTGGGTCTTGCAGGATATGGCCCTGTCGTATCTCGCAGGCGGGAAAGGCCGGAAACTTGAAGACCTCGATAACAAAGTTGTTCGTGTTCCTGATGAGCAAGGTCAACCGAAAGACGTTCTGCTTCGCCTGAATCCCGCGAAAGAACTTGAGGCAACCGATGTCACGGGACAGGTGCCGAAAGAGGTTGTTGACGCCCAGATCTTGCCATCGACCGAGGAAATGCAATCGCGGGCTCAACAATTCGAGGGCGGACTAACCCCTGAAGAAAGCAAGCAGATCACCGAGCAATACATCGACAAACAGGGTCGCAAATACACGAAAGTAGCCGACCTTGAAAACGGCAACGTCCAAGTCCGCGATGAGAAAAGCGTCGAGACGCAGCAGAACCCGAAGAATCTGGAAAAGGTTTATCCCGAGAGGGCCGAAGGGTTACAGATGGAGGCTCCGAAAGAGTCGGTGGCGTTAGCCGCTCGGCTGCCAATCTCTCCAATTAATGCCACGCCGCTTCAGCCCAGTGACGATAGAATTGGAGGTGACACCAAAATATTGACTGATACGATACAAAGTCCAACCTTCCGCGAGAAAGGCTTTAACGGCCTTGATGTCCCAACTAGGGAAATGGTGGTGTCTGAGATGCTCCACGCGATCCATGACCCGAAGGTTCGAGATTTCGTTGTTCAGTTTGTTCCCGTCGATGTGGTGGACAATCTCCTCCGCATCAAGAGACCGTCCCAAGTGTTGTTCCATGATAATCCGGTGCTCAAAGACGCTCTTCCCGCCAATATTAAAAATCCGATAACCTTGGGCAGAGATACATCCCTTTCGTTGATAGATGCCGTGGCACACTCTACTGCAAAAAACACGTCCGAGCTTCCCAACGTGAGATCGGTTTCGGAAGACTTGAATCCCGCAAGTGATGCAGTTATAGGCGGCGTTGCGGCTCGCAACGAAACATCGTCGGGAGCAGAATCCGTGTCCAATCCCACTAGGGCATCGGCTGAATTGAGTTCCGCATTGGGGACAAGTAAGATGAATCGGCATGGTGCTGAACCTCCAAGTGAAAGCACTGTGTCTGGTGAGCCTGAGTCAACTTCGGGCTCGCCTTCTATTTTACCACAAAAATCATTCCCAACGCCTAGTGTCAAACGTCCGATTGAGAAGTCGAAAACGGAGACAAACGCCTCCGGCGAAAGTGCCGGGGGGACGGGGAAGGGGCAGATTCTTCCCGACATCGAAACATTCTCCGCTCAATCAAAACAATTGCAGTCCGAGGGATTTTCGGAGCCAGAAGCCCGTTTTCTAATTTCAGAACATTATGGCGAAAAGGCTCAGAAATTCAATACAACTGGGAAAGAATATTCGACTGTTGCAAAGATTAAAAAGACATTTCCGCAACTGGTAGAAAAAGGTTTTATCGACATCCCGACGCTGAAAAACACTGGCGTTATACGCCTAACTGAGAGAGGACGGAATTTCACAAACATTCGACTCGGAGCAAAGCCTGAATCCCTCAAGCAAGTAGCCGGCATCCGCGGCGCACAAAACCTTTCCGATTCCGAGGCTCGCAAGCAGAATTACGTCATCGCGAAGTCGATGGATGAAGCGGGTCGTGACTCGAAACGCATTTGGCTCGCGACAGGTTGGGAAAAGGGTAAGGACGGAAAATGGCGGACGGAGATCGATGATTCGGACGCGAAACTCGTTCCCGATAAAGCCCTCATCGGCAAATCGGAATTACGGGAAATTCTGGACTTTCCTGAACTCTACAAAGCGTATCCTGAACTTAAGCAAGTGCCCGTCCATTTCGATGAGAAGATGGCTCCTTCGACGCGCGGAGCATTGGGTAAGGATCAGGACGGCAATACGATCATAGCCGTCAACGCGGGACTCCCCTACAAACAGATCAAATCGACGCTCTTGCATGAAATACAGCATTTCATCCAGAGGGAAGAGGGCTTCCCGACTGGCGGATCGCCAGAGGCGTCGGTTGATAAGAAAAAGATTCATGACCTCGAACATCAGATAAACGAGTACAACAATCAATTAGCTGAACTTGTCGGCAAGCCGAAGTATCAAACAGTGATGTCCGACAAACTTGCGGCTGTTAAGGAGTTGCAGTCTCTCCAAGATGAGCATGGAAGTGCGTTGGGGAAAGGAGCGGAAAAATACAACCGTCTCGCCGGAGAGGTAGAGGCTCGCAACGTCCAATATCGCCACTACATGACGCCCGAGGAAAGGGCGAAAACGCCACTGTCTGCATCTGAGGATGTTGATCGAGAATATCAGAGTTTGAAGATGGCAGCTCCGAATGAGAAAGTGGGCCTTCATTCGATCTATAATGAAAACGGGAGCATAAATTATGACAAAGCAAAAGATGTCGCCGGAAGAGTTGAAGGAGGCGAGCTTGAGATTAACAAATATGATCCAGCAGTCGAGCAGGGAAGGATTGCAGGAGGTCGCAGAAATGTCGAGGCATCCCTTATCCTTGCCGGAAGCGAGAGAGCAATTCAAGAAACATCGTCAACAAGCGGTCATGGGGTGGAATCGCACCGCAGACAAGAAAAACTCTTAGAGCATTACGCTAAACGCGAAGGCGTCTGGTTTCAACCGGGCCATTTTCCCGACCGTCTCTATCTAGGTAAAGGGGGTGAGGCAATTGTCTATCAAAAAGACCCGAGCCGTGTCGCGAAAACCATTGATTATCGTCATATCGATAAGAGCATAACGCCTCAAAAGTTCCTCGATACCAGAATCTCGCTATTTAACTATCTATTCCCGGAATCGCATTATGAACTGATGGGCTTTATGCGGGACGCGAATGGGAAGTTTCGCATTATCGTCACTCAGCCCTTGATCCAAGGCGAAAAAGTGCCGGACGTAGCCGCCGTTGACGCTTTTATGTCCGACAGGGGTTTTGAACATGACGAAGGTAATTCGTATTCAAACGACCTGTATCAAGTTCACGATCTTCATGCGGGCAACGTTTTACAGAGCAAAGAGGGTACTGTTTTCGTTGTTGATGCCGTTCCAAAATTCGTAAACGCAGAACAGTATCCGGCGTTCAATGTTGCTGAACCAGCTAAAGAGACCGAAACATTGTCCAAAGTTGCCGACGCCGAATCCCAAGCCCGTCTTGTAGAACTTCTGCCATACGTCCACTCGCAGGACATCATGGAGAACGCCAAGTTCGAGCGGAAAGGCGATCACCTTGAACTCAATGAGGAAGGCGGGGAACTGCTTCGCCGGTTGATGGGAACCGAATCGGGCGAGAATGAATCGAGCTTTTTCGGAGCAACGCACTCGGCTGCGAAGCTTAGAAAGTTGGGCGACTTGGCGATGGAGAAAGCCAAGGAATACGTCAAGGATTACGGCTATACAAACTCTCAGGTACGAAGCCTGCGGGAGCTTGGCGATCATCTGAGAGGTCTTGCGAAATCGGGTAAAGCGGGAATCACGTACGTCTATGATGATTCGCTCCCTGAGGAAACTCACCACGCTTTGATACTCGATGCGGGCGGAATATCGCCGAAAGCTATCGTGACCCTGAAAGAGAATCCGCTTTGGAACTCCGAAAGATTCGATCAGGAATATCCGAACGCCTCAGACCGCGTAAAGGCCATCGAACTTGCCGCCAAGCTCGAAACCGGACAGGACTATTGGCCCGAGGTCAGCGAGGCCGATAAACAGGCGTTCCTAAATGTGGTGGCCGATGATATCATAGACAGGAATACAAAGGACGGGGTGTTGACCCTCGACCCCGATGTATTTCAGAGGCTCATATCTTATGGCACGACTGAGACCGGCAACGCCGAAAGAAGCGAAACGATCCAACCAGCAGAATCAGGAAGCGAAAGCGTTGGAGAACCTGGTGGTCCGCCGAGCGAAACAACGGGGCGTGAAGGTAAAGTTTCCACGCCAGAAGGCGACATCACTGGTAATGGAGCCGCCGAAACCGCTGCAGACGAGACCGGTGTCGTTCGACCAGCCGAAGAAGGCCAACCCGCCAATGAAGCAGAGCGATCGGCAGAGCGAGGATTAAAAGAACGGAAAACCGTACAATCCGCTCACGATTTCGGCATCCTTAACAAAAATCTCAGCGGCGACGAAACCCGCTATTACGAGACGAAATCGAACGACTCGACCGAGCGAGCCGCACAAGACCACGTTGAAAAAGTTGGATTCTCGAATGCCTTTAACGAGGCGATACTTGCCCCGTCTGAAAACGTTTCCCGTCTTGAGCATACCGCTAATCAAATGGCGGTCTTGCAAATCCTTGCCAAGAACTCAGCCGACGCGTTGAACGCCGGAAATCAAGAACTCCACGACTATTACGAGGAACAAGCCCAAGCCGTGATGCGGTCGATGGCGCCGGAAAATACCGATGCGGGACAAGCCATTCAGCTATTGAGCCGTTGGAAAATTACCAATCCCGCGACCGTCATCAACTTTACGAAGATGAAGATGGCCCAGAAGGGATTGAAGCCGGAGATCCCCGCCGAGACGCAAACAAAGCTGACGGAAAATGCCCAGAAGCTAACGGACGCTCAGGCGAAAATTGATGCCCTGAATGCAAAGATCGAATCGCTCGAAAAAGGCAAGCGTCAGTACGAGAATAAGGGCAAGAAAACCAAGCCGCTGACCTCAGTTGAGAAACGGGTTTTGGACAGCCTTGAGAAGCTGAAGAATGACGCGATCGCTCGGCTGACTAAGGTGCCGGATTCGTTGAAGATGGTTGCCTGGCACGGCTCGCCTCACAGGTTCGATAAGTTCGACATTTCGAAGATCGGCACGGGCGAAGGTGCGCAAGCGTATGGTCACGGACTTTACTTCACGGACAAGGAAAGCATTGCAGACCACTACAAAAATAAGTTAGCCAGCAAGAACGGACTAGAAGTTCACTTTGCCGATACTAAGCAACAGATGATTATGCAGAAGATCGGGGATATGAACTTTTTCCCCGATCGGATGGATCGTTTAGCGCTCGGAACGCTATGGAACCATCGCGATATTGATAAAGCCCTGGCATTCGCCCGACAGCAGATCGCCGACAATAAGATTGAACGCGAACTATACCGTGAAATTGAGTCGCGTCTGAAGGAATGGAAAGATCGTGGGGCGTATGTTCTCGGCAATGAGGGAGCTAAATACAAAGTAGACCTCAAGCCCGAAGCCGACGAATATCTTTTGTGGGACAAGCCTCTCAGCGAGCAGAGCGAGAAGGTGAAGAAGGGGCTGGAAAAGCTTCTCGACGACCAGACGCTTGAGGACATGGCGTTTCAAAATATCGCCGTTAATACCGCCGAATCACACCTCGACCCCGATGTAACGGGCATGGGATTGTACAAAGACCTTACACGGCTCTACGGCGATAAAGCCGATGTGTCCGACGCTTTGCACACAAACGGCATCCGCGGCATCAAGTACCTCGCGGGCGATTCACGCAACAAAGGCGAAGGAAATTACAACTACGTCATTTTCGACGATAAAGACGTTGATATTCTCGACTCGTTCAAAATGGCGGCTCCGTCGCCTCTCGCCGATGACATCCGTAACGACCTAACCGACGTTGGAGCTTCTATCTTGCTCGAAGGCTGGCACGGCGAACCGATCACGCCCGAACAATTTCATAAAGAATTGACAAAGCTCGTCGGAAAAGGTTACGAAGCATTTTACAAACAGATTCATGCCGAGTCCGTCGCCAAAATGGACGCGCGGATAAAGGACGAAAAGCTCAAGGGCGAGCTCGACCGTTTGCGTGAGGCGAATCCCGATAAATCGGACGCGGAACTCGCCGAACTCAATAAAAAGAATAAGGCCGAGACGAAGGAAAAGAATCAGGTGCGGGCCGAGCATCGCAAACTCGCCAATGAATTTCTGAAGGCCCCGTCGAAAGCAGCCAAAGAGCAAAAGCTGACGGCTAAAAAGATCGAGGATTTTCTGAATGCCGCCGCCGAGACTGACCTGTTCGCAGATGACGCAACACTCGCCGCCGCTCTTGCCCGAGAATCGGGTGCCGTCGGAACGTCAGAGGTGATGTCGAGGCTCAAACAATTGATGCCCGAACGGTTCAAACCCGAAGCATCCGACACCATCACCCAGAGAAAAGAGAAACAGCGAGACCTCAATAACAGCGTTGCTGAGGGCGAGAAGCTATACAAGGCCGTCAACAAGGCACAGCAAGCCCGCAGGCAAGCTCTACGCGATCAGTTGGGCAACGTGTCGCCGGAAGCCCGAAAGGAACTGGAAGCGGCCAAGACCGCCCGGCGTGAGGCTCAAAGCGACCTGACCAAGATGGTCAAGCAGACGACCCAGCCGCCGCCGACGGTGATGCACAAGGTTGCTCAAATCTCCCGTGCGTCAAAGGTCGCACTTATCCAGACGGCCGTAACGAATGTCATCTCAACCAAGATCGAGCAGAACATTGCGAATAAGCCGATGGACGTGATGGACATCGCCCTGCAGCGGATATTCAAGGGACTCAAGAATGAAGGTCTTTCCGGCGATGCATCGATAGCAACGGCACTATGGACGCCGAATCTGCATAAGCCCGTCGATGAAGTCGGATTTAAGGATTGGGCGAAAGGACTTTCCAAACACGAAGTTCTCCTAAAAGCCATCGACGAGCATCCGGAATATTTCGCGAAGTTCTTTGGCGACTTCTCGCCCGACATGCACTCCGGTCTCTCGAAGGTCATCGATAAGCTGATGATCCCGATGAGAATGCAGGAATTCTTTATGCGCGACTCGGCCGGCGTCAAAGCTTTGGCCCAGCGTGCCGAGATGAAGGGCATCGATTTCAAACAGGTGTTGGCGGACAACAATTTCGATTGGGTGACGAAAGCCGATCTCGACTATGCGATGAAGGAAGCCCTGAGCCTGACCTATGCCCTGCGGCCTGAGAGAAACGGCGGCATTACCGACACGGCATTTTCCAGCGTGACATCGTTAATTCGTTCATCCGGTCTGCTCGACCTTATCGGATCCGAATCGTTCCCGTTCCTCAATTTCATGTGGAACACGATCAATAAGTACAAGACGAAAGTTCCGGTCATGGCTCAAGCCAGACTTATTGGAAAGACCGTCTCGGAAGCGAAACGCCTGAAAGCCGAGGGTGAGGAGCCTAATTACATCAAAGAGGCCATCCGCAACAAATGGACGTCGCGGCAGATCGCGAACCAGATGTTCGGCGTTGTCGCTCTCGCGGCAATGTACGGAATCGTAAAAGCCCTGGGCGACCGTGACGAGTGGTACTACTTCAAGATACCGTTCACAGACGGTCTCGGACGCGACGGCGGATCACTCTACGGCGACATCCGCACGCAGCCTTTGCTGGCTCCTTTCATGTTCATTGCCAACAAGCTCAATCGCGTTCTCAACGGGAAAGACCTGTTCACCTATGGCGATGCCGCAGACGAACTGACCGAGGCGTTTCTTGGCACGTCCTATCGCTCGACGTTCGACATGAATAAGGGATTCAAGGCTATCTCGCAATTCGCGCAGCATCCGATCACGTCCGCGAACTACATAACCGGACAGGGCGACGACGAGCAGAAAAACGGCGAAAGACTCTCGATGTTCGCCCAGCAATGGCTCGGGAATGAGTTTGGAACGCTGACGAATTTCCTTCAGTTCAAGACCATGAAGGACATCGCCGCCCAATTCGATGAGAAAGAACGAAAGCCACTGAACCTCGACGAGCAGCCGGTTTTACAGGGTCTCGATGCCCGTGTTCCGGAGTCTCGCCGCATCCTGCAGGACATCATCAAAATGCAGGTCGAGGCCAGAAAGAACTATGCGACGGATAAAGAACAGGTCCGGAACCCACTGCCGGCGTTGAAAGTTCTTGGGTTTAATCTCCACGACGAGGCCGATCTGAAACCGGAGCCGACGCAGGCTGAAATACTGGCCGCGAAACTGGCTTTTGGCGGTGATGATTACAAAGCCCCGGAACTGCCGGACGAGAAGAAAAAGGCCGCGATCAAACGAGACTTCCGGAAGGCAGGTGAGAAGCTAACGCCGGGAATGCCCGAGGCCGATGCACTCAAAGCGAAACTCGCAACCTATGGCGAAGACCTGACGCCCGGACAAGTTGCTTATGCCCAACGCCATTTGTTCTCGACCGATCTGCAAGACCATTTCGAGGGGCTGAAGGTAAAAGATGCTGATCGCGTCTGGAACGCCGCCACGCCCAAAGAGAAGCCGCTTATTGAGGACGCCTATCGAAAGAAACTCGATAACGCAATGACGAGCTCGAAAGCATCGCCGCCCGAAAAGAAACAGGCCCGCGAATTGTTCCAAAAGAACTTTGGCGATGAGAATCTGGCTCCGGAGGCACCGAAAGAAATTCAGGATGAGTTTGACCGGTTAAAGATACCAACTCCCGGCGTCGGCGATAAGATGACTTTGGTTCCGAAGGGTGAGAAAACTACCTTGTCGACCGATCGTCGCGAGAAATACGAGCAACAAGTCCTCAACCGCACCTACACGACGATCCAAAAGATCATGGAACGCGATTCGTACAAGAACGCTGACGATACCCGCAAGAAGATCATGCTCGAGAGTGTGATCAATACCAGCCGGAAGGTCGAACGGAACCAGACTAAAGGCGACCTGCTCAAAGCCCGTCAATAAAGCATATCGGCAAGCTTCGCCGTAGCGTCTTCTCTCATGCTCGGCAAGACGTGAGAATACGTTCTCAGCAGCACCGTGACGTCGGTATGTCCCAGCTTCTCGGCAACGGCCTTTAAATTGACGCCAGCCGCGATCGAGAGCGTTGCTGCGGTATGGCGCAAAGAATAAAGCGAGAATGCAGTCTGGTCGAGACCTGCGGCCTTTACGACCGCCTTGAACTGGCGACGGTTGAGATTCCCTTTCGACATCGGGGCTCCGTACTCTCCCGGGACCACAAGATCATAGATTCGAATATTCTCAAGAGCCTCGCGAGCCATCCGGTTCCGCGTCTTTCGCCGCTCGTAATTCACGCCCCGGCGTTTCATGTGCGAAAGCAAGATCTTGCCGTGCGAATCGCGTTGAAGCTCCGCTATCCACGCATCCTGTTTCTCTTTGTGCTTTAGGAGCCGTTCTTTCAACGAATCGCTAAAACTGATTGTCCGATGCGATCCCGGCGTCTTTGGCTCTTTTATCTCAAAACCGCCGCCGACAAACCCTTCTGCAACGGCTCGTCGGACCCGAATCGTCTGTTTGTTAAGGTCGACGTCTTTCCACGCCAACGCCAGATACTCGCCCGGACGCATACCGGTCTCCAAGGCAAGCTCGAATATCACGCAGTCGTCTGACTTTCGACACGCCGCGATGAACTTCTTTGCCTCGGCCGCTGTCATTGCTCGCGTCTCAACCGGCGACGTCTTGGGCAAGATAACGCCCCTCGTCGGATTCTTTACCAGATCATCCCATGCGACCGCCTGGTTGAACGCCGTGGATAGGAACAGGTGCAGCTTGCGGACCATCGCAGGGCTTCGTCCGTCATCCATCAGCATTCCGTAAAACGCCTGGACGTCTTTCACTTTGATATCGGAGATGTGCGTGTGCCCGAACGCCGTATTTTTGACGTATCGCTTAAAAAGATCGTCCGCCATCTCATAGGTCCGCCGAGCGACCGCCGACCTCTTGAATGTCAGATAGCCGGAAAGATATGTCTCGACCGTCGGGACGCCCTTCTTTCGCTTAACCGCCTCGAATTCCTGTTCGAGTAGCCGGGAGATAGCTTTTGCTCGCTCCTCAGTTTGAGGTTCACAGGTCCGTTTGACCTGAATATAGATGAGGCGGCCTTTGTCGTCACGGCGATTAGTTGGGAATGTGCGCCGAACTTTCCACTCTCCATCTTGCTCCAAAACATACTTGGGAAGTTTTTTCTTCTTAAATTGTCCCGGCGTACAATTCTTAGCCCGTTTTGGGGCATTTTCGACCGTTTTTGGCCTAAATTCGACCACGTTTTGAGCTACATTTTTTCGCATCAAATTAGCTAAATAGCTTGATTTATTGGGTTTCTAATGTCATACTGACTGGAATGTGACACCATTCGTGTGAAGCGAGTGCTCTCCCGCTGAGCTAAGACGGCGTAAATCCTGTAAATACTGCGGTTAACTACCGAATGTGGAACGTGCCACAATTCCCAAAGGACAATTTCAAACACAATTCACTCATTCGTCGCCTCTCCAATCGGGATCATTCGCGAATAGTTTCCAAACCTCGATAGCCTCATCTCCGACGAATTTCAGCGTGTCTCCACTGTCGAAATTCACGTAGACGATCCGGCTGTCTTTCTCGTCATGCCGGACGTGGCAGACCTTTGTGGGGTCTAGAAGCACGTTATTCACTCGTTCCCACGTCATCGGCAACCTCGTCAGCTATCAACCTTGCAAGAGCTTCGTAATCGGCATCTGACTCTATCTTCGCGTTCTTCAATATCTCGATCGCACGAAGCTCCTGCTCGGTATGGGGTTCGGGGTAGTTGAGTTTGGTCATCTATGGATCGCTAAATGAGCGCGCACAATCCCCAAAACGCGGAAATCGTCCCGCGAAGTGACCTCTTTAGCCTGATAATTACGGTTCGCCGACACTAGAAAAAGGCCATTCGTCCCTTTTTTGAAGATCTTTATACAGGTCAGACCGTTCATCTCGGCAGCTATTACATTCCCGTTCTGGACTTCAGCCCACGAATCAATAAAAACGATGTAACCCGGTTTTATATCCGGGATCATCGAATCACCGGTAACTTCAAAG